CGTTGGTCACGTTCAGCGCGATGGCCGTCACGCCGTCCTGGTGCATCTGCTTGCGCTCGGCCTCCACGCGGTCGGATTCGTCCTTGGCGTCTTTCTTGCGCTTGTCCTCGGCGTCGAGTTGCTCCTGAAACGGCGTCTCGTGCGCCTTCGCTTCCTCGATGTACTGCTTGGCGCGGACGTTGAATTGCCGCTGCATGGTGCCGAGCATCTTGCTGCCCGTATCCTGCAGCGCCTGCATCGGGTAGCGCACGGACTCGCGCAGCTCGGTGCGGATGGCGGCGATCTGGTCATAGCCCTTCGTGGTGCGCACATCGGCCACCACGCCGGTGTACTTCTTCGCGAGCGCGTGGCCCAGCGCGGCCAGCTCGGTAATCTTGGTGTTGGTCTTGGTCACCTCCACCAGTGCGGTGGTCACCTCGTCGGCCGGCGGCGCGGTCAGGTCCGTCGCGGCGGATTCTTCGGCAAGTTCAATGGGCATGGCTGCGCGCCTCCACGTACTGAATCCACTCGCTGATCGGCGCCGGGGCCAGCTTGCCCGCGTCGCTGTCCGGGATTTCGATGTTGAACTCGTCCTCGATGGACATGACGGCCTCCACGGCGTCGAGCGAATCGCCGCCGTAGTCGGACAGGGCGCGCTCGTCCTTGATGGTGGACGCATCCACGCTCAGCGAGAGCGCCAACGTGCTGCGCACGCGCGCCGCGATGGTAGTTGCTTCTGACATGCAAGTTTCTCCAGTGGTGAATCAGTAGCGAACGCGCGGGCCCACCAGCTTGTTGCGCGCGATCACGTTCTTGTTGATGTAGGGGCTGGTGGGGCGCATGCCCCAGGCCGAGATGGCGATGCACACAGAGATGGCGCCGCGCAGGGGCTGGGCGATGCTCTCCCACGTCTCGGCGGCCGCGCGCAGCAGGCGCCTCACGCGAATTCACCCATCATGCCGGCGCAGCCCATGCCGGCGGCGCGCACGGCAGACACATCGCTGTCATCGCCCTCGTCCTCGTACTGCGGGCCGATGCGCTCCAGGCCGCTGCGCACCTCGTCGTCGTGGTGCTCGCGGATAGCTTCCTGTTCTTCGGGTGTGCGTTCGGGGTCGAACATGCTCGCTCCTTGTGGAATTAGGCCGCCATGATGAACCATGCCAATCCGCGCGTCAACAACTTTTGGCACATTTCGGCACCGGCTTGTTTTTGTGCCAGCAGCGTGGCAGAATCGCCCCCCATGAACAAAACCCAAATCCGCGCCCACTTCAAGACGATCAACGTGTCGCGATTCGGGGAGCGTCACGGCATCCCGCTGCGAACACTGTGGCGCGTCAAGAAGCGAGGCGAATCCGTAAGTTCGCGCACACTCGCGCGCGTCTCCAGAGCCATCGCGGCAGACGTGGCCGCCGGGATCGTGGAATGAGCGCCGAGCCCGATGAATTCTGGCCCGGCACCACGGTGAAAAAGTCACTCCATACCGGCTTCACGGTGGGCTTTGGCGACAAGCCGCACGGGTATGTGCCGGGCTCCGCGTCGACGCAGGGCAAGGGCGCGATCCGGGGCACGGCGGGCCTGCGCCAGCACCGCGCCTTCGGCTCCATCAACGGCACGATCAATTTCAAGAAGACGCCAGCATGAGCAAGCGGCGGAAGTAGACGCGCCCTGCACAACGAGGACTTGAGGAGTGACGATGAGATACCCGCATTCAACGGCGTACACGCTGGACGTGATCAAGAACGGCGCGAGCACATTCAGGCCGGAATTCCTGGGCTGGGTGGCGAATAACTGGGGCGTGTGGCTGCGCTTTTGGGAGGAGTCGCAGAAGGTTCGGGCGACCGGGCGCACGCATTACAGCGGCCGCACCATTGGCGAATACATCCGCCACCAGACAGCGCTCAGCGAGCCCACGGGCGACTACAAGGTGAACGATCACGCATGGCCGGACTGCTGCCGCCTGTTCATGGCGCTGGACCACACGGCCGAAGGCTTCTTTGAACTTCGCGGGAGAACATGAATGGCAATGGCACCGAAAATTGAGCCTCGACACGTGGCGAAGATCAAGGAGTGGATCGCTAACCTGGGGCCGTCGACCACGGCGGCGCGATACGTCGATGCGCTGCCGAACACCTACGCGATGGAGCTGCTCGTCGCGTATCGCATGGGCAGCGAATCGGCCGGCTGGATCTTGTGCAGGTACGAGCGCGAGGAGCAAGAGCAGGCCGCGTTCAACGCGGTGGCCAATGCGGTGCCGCCCAGCCTGGAGCTTGAGGTGCTCGGCTGGCGTCCGGGCTCGCGCCTCGACTGGGTGTGCATCCCATCCTTGCCGGCCTCCAACGACCCGCTGGGTCAGTACGGCTACATGGGAGCGAAGTGGAAATGAGCAACCACGACGAACACGCGCAGATGGTCACCGACTGCGAGAACCGCGAGAGCAAGCTGACCGAGTGGGAGGCCGGCTTCATCCAGAGCTGCCGCGAGCGCATCGACGCTGGCCGCGCGTTGAGCCCGCCGATGGAAGAAACCCTCAACACGATATGGGACCGGATCACATGACGAAACTACGCTGCTGGCCGGGCGCGCTGGCCGTCATCCTGCGCGGCGAATTGAAGGGCAAGACCATCGAGTGCGATGCAGTCAGCTACCGCCCTGACGGCCGCGCCCAGTGGTCCTACAAAGGCGACCGCCTCTATGCCTATGTGGACGGAAAACTATGGGAGTGCGGCGACATCGCTGACGACAACCTGCGGCCCATCACGCCGCCGCCCACCGACAAGGTTCACGAAGAACCCATCACTCAACTGACACCCGAGGACGCAACGACATGAGCACCACGATGAACCGCGCCGAGAGGCGCAAGGCATCCAAGCACATCGCCCGCGAGAGCAAGAAATTCGATGACGAGTTCGTGGTGGTGCCGATCAGCGACGCCATCGCCCCGCCGAACCAGATCCGCGCGCTGCGCAACCGCAAGTTTCTGGTGCAGGAGTTCATGCCGGCCCTGGGCACCGAGGACATGGTGCTGTGCCGCCTATCCGTCAACATCATCGCCCTGGACGGCGACCAGTGGGTGGACGGCATCGGCTGGGAGGAGCTGCAGCACATCAAAAGCGCGCTCGGCTACGCGGACATGGAGGCGGTGGAGATTTACCCGCGTGATCGTGATGTCGTGAATGTTGCGGCTATTCGACACATTTTCGTGCTGCGCGGCCTGCTGCCGTTCACGTGGCGCCGCGGGGTATGAACCCCATTGCGTTGTTCATTGTGGCTCAGCCATAATGAAAGCTGGAACCCCGGCTAGTGGAGGCTTGATCACCTCTGCGAAAAGCGTACTCCCCGCCTGCCGGACGTTCTTTCCTTGGGAGTGCGCGGAGTGCCTTTTTATATGAAACGTCCAGCGTTCCAGTTCTACACCAAGGACTGGCAGACGAATCCGAAGCTGCGTCGGTGTTCACCGGGAGCGCGTGGCGTGTGGATGGACGTCCTGTGCCTGCTGCATCAGTCCGAGGAATACGGCGTCCTGCGCTGGCCCCTGCGCGAACTGGCCAATGCCGCCGGCTCCTCGATGGCCCACATGCGCGAGCTGATCGACAAGCGCGTTCTCAAGGGAAGCGACGAGCACTGCGACCCCTACATTTACACCCCGCGTCACGCCGGAAAGCTGGGCGATCCGGTGGTGCTGCTCGAGGCCACGGATGACCCGTGCTGGTACTGCAGCCGATTCCTAAGGGACGAGTGGGTGCGCGGCAGACGCGGCGCAGCGACCCGTTTTGACGAGGAAAATCAGCCACCGACCCGTTCACCAACCGGTCGGGTGGGTGAACGGCAGGGTGACGGCCCTCCTAACTCCTATTTGCATACTGCTACCTCCGGTATTCCTCAGGGCCCTGCGGGCCCTTCGGAGCCGACGACAAAAAGACCAAGCCGGAAATGCCCAGAGAGCTTCGAGGTGACTGCTGCACTCGTGGAGTGGGCGAACACCACGGTGCCGAGCATCCCGCCTGACGGCCTGCGCCGGGAAACCGACAAGTTCCGCGATCACACGTTCGCGCACAGCATCACCGACTGGCAGGGAGCATGGCGCAACTGGATGCGGCGCGCGGCCGATGGGCGGTCCTATGCCGGGCACGGAACGGTGAACCGGCAGGAGGCTCAAGAAACCCGAAACCGCGCGGTCGTGGAGGCCGCTTTACGCAAAGGAAATGCCCATGAAGCCGAATGAAAAGGCCGAGCTTTTTTCGCTGCTCGGCGACGTCCACGCCTACTACCGGCAGGACGTGAGCGAGTTCACGCTGGAATTGTGGTGGGGCGCGTGCAAGCGCTTCGACCTGGAGCAAGTGCGCGAGGCGCTGACCGCGCATGCCATGGACCCGGAGCGCGGCCAGTTCGCGCCCAAGGTGGCCGATGTGGTGCGCGTGCTGGCGGGCACCACCACTGACCGCGCCGCGCTGGCCTGGGGCAAGGCGATGGACGCTATGCGACAGGTGGGCGCCTACCGCGATGTGGTGTTCGATGACCCCGCCATCCATGCCGTGGTCGAGGACATGGGCGGCTGGCCGAAGCTGTGTCGCACGGAGCTGAAGGAGCTGGGCTTTCGCCAGCACGAGTTCTGCGAGGCGCACCGCGCGTACACCGGGCGCGGCAAGTTCGCCTACCCGACGCAACTGCAGGGCGACCGCGACCCGGACCACGAGTACACGCGCCGCGGCCTGTCCGCGCCGGTGCCCGTGTTGGTTGGGAGCCCGGCCGTGTGCGCACAGGTTCAGGCCGGAGGCGCGGTGGGCGGCAAGACGGCCATCAGTTTCAACGTCGCGGCGCTGCTGCCCGCACAACTTCGCAATGGAGGTGGAGAGTGATCGAGGACAAGCTGACGCTTCAATGGCTCCTGGACCGCGCCGAGGACGATGGCGGCGGGTGCTTGGTGTGGACTGGCTCGGCCAACAACGGCAAGGAGCCGCGCACGATGCTGGCTGGCCAGCGCATTCTGGTGCGCAAGGAAATCTGGCTGCTGGCGCACGAGGGCTGCACGCCGCCCGCCGGCGCATTCTTCGGGGTGAACTGCCGGACACCCAAGTGCGTGCACCCGGACCATGTGGTGGCCAGGACGCGCCAGCAGGCGCTCAAGGGCTGTGCGCGCAACCCGGACGCGGCGCTGCGGGCCACGCTGACCATTCGCGCCAAGTCCAAGCTGCAGCAGGATCGCGTCGACATGATCCTTGCGGACGAGCGGCCCGCCACGCAGGTGGCGCCGGAGCACGGCATCAGCGCGGCGATGGTGAATTTCATCCGGGCTGGCAAGATGCGCCGCCCGATTGGTGGCCTGTTCTCCGGGTTGATGCGATGAAAGTCACCATCCCCATGATGACGAAGGGCTCCAATGCCCGCGAGCATCACATGCAGCGCTCCAGGCGCGTGAAGGCCGAGCGCAGCAACGTGGCCTGGATGCTGAACACGTGCAAGCTGGGCGCGCCGCCATTTCCGTGCACCGTCACACTGACGCGCCTGGGCCCGAACACAAAGCCGCTGGACGAGGGCGACAACCTGCCGCAAGCGCTCAAGGGGGCGCGCGATGAGGTGGCGCATTGGCTGGGCGTGGACGATGGCTCCAAGCTGGTGGCGTGGAAGTACGCGCAGCGCCGCGAGAAATATTGGGCGGTGGAAATCGAGATTGAATGGAGCGCGCCATGACGCAAGACGACGCCATTGTTTCCGGCGCCACCGCTGGCCTGCGCATGCTGGCAGACGGCACCATCCGGCTGAGCGTGGACTTCGAGCCGGGCGACGCGCAGGCCGCCATGCAACTGTTCGGCAAGATCGGCCAGCCGCTGGGCGTGGCCGCGCTCAAGGTGGGGCACGCGGCGGCAGGCGCGAAGAAGGACGACCCGCGCGGGCCGCTGTGCATGGAGGCGATCAGCCTGTGCGCCAACCAGAAGTTTCAGGAGTGGATAGCGCACGCCGCAGACGCCGGATTCAACTGGAAGCCGACCGCCGACGCCGCCAAAGGGTTCATTCTGAGCCGGTGCGGCGTCGAATCTCGCAAGGAGCTGGACGAGAGCCACATTGCGGCGAACCTGTTCCGCAACATCACGCGCGCGTTTCAAGAGTGGGTTCGCAACGTGGACCGGGCATGAAAAATTCTGGCTTCAAGAAAGCGGTGTACGTGCCGCCCGCGCCGGCGCCGATCCGCCCGCTCGAGAGCCCGCCGAACTACGGCCGCAACACCGCCATGGCCCCGGTGCCCAAACGCCCAGCGCTGCGCAATCAGTACCTGCGCGATCTGGCGCGAGGCGAGGAGTGCTCGGTGAAGATCGGCGGCGCCTGCGCGTGCCAACCCGAGACGGTGGTGTGGGCGCACACGAACACCTTGGCCGACCAGAAGGGCTTGGGCTACAAGGCGAGCGACGAACAGGGGTTCTTCGCAGGCCACGAGTGCCACACCGCAATCGACGCTCGGAAGCTGAGCCCCGAGGCGGTGGATCTGTTGGTAATCACGGCGCAACTGCGCACGCGCGAGCGCCTGCGCGAAATCGCGGACAGCTATTCGGCTCCGCAGTGGAAGCAGAAGGCGGCCATGTGGGCGCTGACCAACCTGGAGAGAAAGCCATGAGCGCATTTCGCCCCGTCGAAGCCTACGCCACCAGCATGCTCGTGATGCTGGGATCGCGTCTGGAGGAGCACCAGGAGAAGTTCAGCGGCAAGAAGCCGCGCTGCTTTGTCCTGCATCGCCCCAGCATTGACGCGCTGGACGCGGAGTGCATGGACCGCTTCGGGATTCTGGAGCGCGGAGAGTTTCCGACCGGGCCCTTCGGGACAGCGCGCACGCACCGCGCCTTCATGGGGGTGCTCATCGGCCTATGCGCAGACACCTCACCCACCTGCGAAGACATGATGATCGACTGCAACAACGAGCCGCAGCCGCTTTGAAAAATCTGCCGGCGGATATTCACCGGCGCCACTGGAGAGAAGCTATGTCGAAGATCCTGCCCACCGTGGGCCGAAACCTGTACTACCAGCCGGGCCCGGGGGAGATACTGGAAATCATCCAGCACCCGCCGAAGGACGACGAGGACAAATCGCAGCCGCTGCACGCGCACATCCTGTACGTGCACGACGAGCGCCACGTCACGCTGGAGGTGGTCGACCACATCGGCAACCGTCACGCGCGCGGCGACGTGGTGCTGTGCCAGGACGGCGAGGTGCCCGACGAGGGCGGTGAATACTGCTACTGGATGCCGTATCAGACCTCGACAGCGAAAGAGGCCAAGCAATCATGAACAACATCGAATCCCCCAACAACACCGACTCCAGCATCGAGCAGGAGATTCAGGCCAAGGGCAAGACGGCGCCGCGCGTCACGCAGGCCGACTTCGACGCGAACATCATCAGCAGCGAAATCGTCAAGCATGTGTCGCCGTCAGGGCAGATCCTGCGTTGGGCCGTCATCACCACCGCCAGCGGCTTTGCCGTGACCGGCGACCCCTCGGCCGCAGTGTCGGCTGAGAACGACGACGCCAGCATCGGCGAACGCATCGCCATCGACAACGCGCGCAACAAGTTGTGGCCGATGATGGGCTACGAGCTCAAGCAGCGGCTGCACGAAGTCAGCAACGGCAATCTGGTGCGCCGCATCGCCCGCATGTGCCATGAAGTCAACAAGGCGTACTGCGAGGCGCTGGGCGACTTCAGCCAGCCGGCATGGGAAGACGCGCCGCAATGGCAGAAGGACAGCGCGATCACCGGCGTGTGCCTGCACATGATCAACCCGGACGCTGGCCCGCAGGCATCGCACGAGAGCTGGATGGCGCAGAAGGTGGACGACGGCTGGGTGTACGGTGCGGTGAAACGCCCGGAGGCCAAGGAGCACCCTTGCATCGTGCCGTTTGCCGATCTGCCGACCGCACAGCAGGCCAAGGACTTCATCTTCCGCGCCGTGGTGCACGCGGCTGTGGCTGACGCGCCATGAGCTTCGCTGTTCTCACCTTCCCCGAGGCCATGACGCTGGCGCTTGCCACCGGCGCCAAGGTGGCCCGCCAGGGCTGGAACGGCAAGGGGCAGCACGTTCGCATGACGCAGGGCACCCAGCGCTTTCGATTTACGCTGGAGGACTTCGTGGAGTACGTGGACGCGGACCCGTTCATGGTGCTGTGCAACGCGCAGGGGCGCTACGTGCCGTGGGCGCCAAGCCAGGGGGATTTGGTGGCGGTCGATTGGATGGAACTGCCATGAGCGACGGCGCCTTCTATGCGATGGACCAACGACCGCGGTGGAGGCGCCTGCTTTCGCGTCTCTTCCCGCGCGATGCGTTCCAGGGGCTGGACGCGCCGACTCCCGGCATGTGCGTTGGCGAGATTTACACGCACGTCGAGGTGGATCTCGGTTGGCGTGATCTTCTGCGGCTGCTGGTGAGTGGGCGCGCGCACATCGAGGTTCGCCTGGAGACGGACGCGCTGGTGAACAAGACGCGCAGCAGGGCGATGTTCACGGCGCTGCCGCCGAAGTGGCTGGAGCGGCAATGAACCGGCGCGGCTTTCTCGGCGGGCTCGCTGGATGCTTTGCAGCGGCGGCCGCGCCAGGCATCCTCGCGCAAGGCGTCATCATGCCGGTGCGCCGCATCGCGTTGCCCAGCGACACGATTGTGTTTCGGCGCTGGCTTCCTTACGGCAGCGAGGACCACTTTGTTGATGCGCTGCGGTACGGGCTCGGCGTGCGGGAGATGGAAGTCGGGAGGATAGATAATTTCCGGTTCATCGATGATCGCGAGGCGCCCAATGATCTGCGTAGCATCGAGTACATGAAGAATGCCATGTGGCGCAACATGATGGACAACATGACGATGGCCATCCCAGCGATTTGGCGCCCGCGATAGACTGCAACATGGAAACCGGGCCGGGCCTGCGCATTAGCACCGTGGGCACGGAGCATCCTCACTGGACTAAACCCTGCTTCATGGGGGCCGGCCCGGCGACCTATTGCGAATACTGGCGCAGTCTGTCACAATGACACCGCTTCGATTTTGAAGTGACAGGAGAACCGAATGAAGACCTCACGACTTTGGGCCTTTGCCGCCTTGTGCGCGCTGGCCATGGCTTCCACCATCGCAGTGGCCCAGCCCGAGCCCACCCCCGCGCACCAGCGAATGTCGATCACCGCACCTGCCAGCACCAGCCCCGCCGTTCTCTACGTCACCGACGCCACCCCCACCGGCCAGCTCGCCGCGTTCTACCTGGGTGACCAGTCCTGCGATGCCAAGCCGGCGCCGATGGCCCCGGGCAAGGGGAAAGGCAAGGACGGCGGAAAAAAGAAGTGCATCACGGCCAACACGCCACTGGATGACGGCTACATGCAGGCGAAGTTCAAGAAGGGCAGCAAGGGTGGGAAGAAGCCGCCCTCGACGTGAGCGGGCGCTAACAACGCGATTCAGCAAAGGGGCCTGCGGGCCCTTTTTCATTGGTGTGCCAAATTGTGCTTGCGCGCCCGAAAAGCCTTCTATAAGATGCAGTCTCCTTTAACCACTTTTAGGACTCTGAAATGATGTTTGAACCCCGCACCGACCTTGTTGCTCCACCGGAGCTGACCGACGATGACCGCGCGTTCTTCGCGAAATCGCACTGCGCCGACAGCGTTCGTTTTCGCATCCTCACCGAGCGCGCCATCGCGCGCAAGACTGCCCAGGCGCTGATCGCCGCCGGGTTCTTTGTCCGCGTGCATGACGGCGAAGACTGGGCATGCGAGCGCACCACCAAGCTGCCCGTCATCATGGCCGCCATCATGGCGACGGACGAGGAAACGCTGCACGTGTACCGCGAGGACACTGGCGCCGCGCGCTACGGGTGGGTGCAGTTCGTGTACGGCAATGGCGGATGGGACGTCACGAGCGACCACACGACGAACCTGGAAGAAGTGCTGCAGCCCGTGAGCGACTACGCCGAGCAACTGAGCGCGTGGTGCTGAACATGATGGCCACATTCAATCCCAAAGCGCCGGAGGACGCCCAGCGTTTCTCCGGCGGCTTCGATGACATGCAGGACGACGACCTGGGCGCAGCGGCCCCGGCCGCTGGCGCACCTGCAGCGCCGCGCAAGGTGTACGTCGAGCAGTGCGGCAAGTGCCACGGCACCGGCCGCTACCACGGGCCCAGCTCGCGCGGCAGCGATTGCTTCGAGTGCCACGGCCAGGGCAATCACACGTACACCACCAGCCCCGAGCAGCGCGCCGCAGCACGCGAGCGCGCAGCCGCCAAGAAGCAGGCGCTGCTCGACGCGAAGTGGTTGAAGTGGGCCGCGCTCCACGAGAACGAGGCCGGCTGGATCTTGGCCAACATGGAGAGCAACGACTTCGCGCGCGCCATGCGCATCGCCGCGGGCAAGTGGGGATCGTTGACCGATGGCCAGTTGCGCGGCGTGCATCGCTGGATGCTGACCGACGAGGACCGCGCCGCCGAGCGCATGCGCGCCGAGCTGACGGCCAAGCCGGTCAACACCGTCAACCTGGGCGCGGTGGAGACGGCGTTCAACCGCGCGAAGTCGCAGGGCATCAAGTGGCCCAAGCTGACGCTCGACGGCTTCACCATCAGCATGGCCGGCGCCGCGAGCAAGAACCCGGGCGCGATCTACGTGAAGCAGGGCGCGCGCGATGGCACCTACCTGGGCAAAGTGCTGAACGCCGGGTTTCAGCGCTCGCGTGACTGCGACGACGCCACCGAGGCGGCCGTGCTCGCTGCGATGGCCGACCCGCTGGCCAGCGCCGTGGCCTACGGCAAGAAGTTCGGGCGGTGCGCCGTGTGCCACCGCGAGCTGAGCGACCCGGAAAGCATCGCTCGAGGCATCGGCCCCATTTGCCAAGACAGATTGTTCGGAGGCTGACATGGCAACACCGAACGAATATCTTGCAGCCCGCGAGGCCGCCCAGGACGACAGCCTGCCGTTGGCTGGCACGGTGCTGGTGCGCGAGGTGAGCCAGTACGGCGTGTGGGTGCTGCAGCCGGCCAACAAGCTGGCCCGCGCCGTCCTGACGCTGACCGGCAGGAAGACGATCACGGCGACGGACACGGGCGCGCTCAAGGCGATGGGCTTCACTGTGCAAACAACGGGCGAGAGCCCAAGGAGACTTTGATGGCCAAGAAGATCGGAGAGTTTCAATCGACGCGCTGGTGCGTCGTGGACGTGGTTCAGTCGACGTATCTCTCGGCGGATGGGCCCACGGCCATCCTGCTGGAATCCGGCGAGCACGGGCCGCTGTGCAGGCTCAGCGTGAATATGTACCGCCCGGACTGCTCGCAGGACTCGCGCGAGCTGCCGCCCAACTGCTTCTACATGAAGGACTGGGGCCAGGAGGATCTCGCGGCCGAGGCGCAGGCCAGCGGCTTGTTCAAGCTGCGCACGGACCTTGCGCCCGCCGAGAGCGGCCACGTCCAGGCGCAGGCGTGGGAAATCATTGCGACGAAGAAGGCGGGCTGGCCGTGAACAAGCCCGATGACGGCTACGACTTCTACCGCGCTGTGGCTCGCTCCGGCCGGTGGCGTCTCACCCCGTACCGCCTCGGCCTGTACGTGGGCGCCGCTGGCGCGGATCTGCCTGGGCCCTACACGAACGCGGTGGTGGCAGCCACCTTTCGCGGCGGTGTGCAGGTGGGCCGTCGCAATCCAGGGGGCTTCGTGGATGACATCCTGTGGTACGAGCTGCGTTCCGGTGTATGGGAGACGAAATGACCGACCCGACCAACGATGCCATCCAAAAGCTGGCGGCCGAACTGCCCGAGGGGTTCAATGTGGAGTTGAGCATCGAGCGCGGCTACGGTGGCGTGGAGTTGATCCTGCCGGGCGGGATGGCCGTGCCGGTGGAGAAGGACGGCGGCGGCATTGCCGGCCAACTGCTGGCCGCGCTGCGCATGGCGCGCGACGAGCACATCAAGACGAACATCAAGCACCAGGAGCCGTGCGAAGTGCTCGGCGTGCCGCCGGCCGTGGTGCTTGGCCCTGCACCTGTCTCGCTTCGACGGCAACCCAAGACGATCCCGCGTGACATAGACGCGAAGTGGGCCGAGCGCGAGGGCTACGTGCCCATGCCGCCCATCGTCATCAGGGTCCGGCCCGAGGCGCTGGCGCGCATCCAGTACGAGCGCATGAGCACGAAGCAGTTGCGCATAGCGGTCAGCATGCTGGAGGAAGCCGGGCCCGAGTTCACCACATCCTTCATCGACGGCACAGGCGAGAAGCACAAGCTGCTCGGCACCACGGCCCACGCCATCGCCTTCGCGGTGCTGGCCGACCGTCTCAATCCCCCATTCCAACCACCGGCCAAGAAGGCCAGAAAGACGAAGCCATGAAACGCGCCATCATCACCGCCACTCTGCTCCTGTGCTCCCAGATCGCCCTCGCGACGACCGACTGGAAGTGCATGTCCGACTGCAGCCAGTCGGGCTACCAGTACGGCTACTGCAAGAAGATTTGCACCTTTTAACCACCCACCGGCGCGAGCCAGAAAGACCCACCCCATGAGCGAACAGATCCACAACGGCGACACGCAGATCCAGCCCGGCGAGGCGAGCGCCATCCACGCCGTCGACGCCAGCACGACGCCGCCCGAGGGCATCCAGATGGTGGAGCAGCCCAACCCGAACGAGCCGCTCAAGGCCGTGACCGTGGACGAGGAGGCCGCCAACGCTGACGTGCTGATCGTCATCAAGGAGAACCAGGGCGGCCTGTCCTTCGGCGTGCGCATCGCCGCGCCCGTGGCCGACACGCTGAACAACCCCTGCCACTTCTTCGCGGAGTACCTGTCCAAGAACTTCGCATGGCTCATGGAGCAGGCGATGACCGAGTTCAACCTGCGCCAAGCGCTCGAGCAGGCCCAGTCGCGCCAGCGCCTGAAACTGGTGAGCGCGGACGGCAAGACGCCGCTGGGAGACTGAGCATGGTCACGCTGGCTGCAAATGATCCTATTAAGGTCGCGCTGATCGTCTTCTACCTATGCGTCGCTGGCACCTGCTTTGTCGTCGCCTGCCTCGTAGGGTACAAGGCGTTCATGGACTGGCGCGCGGCGCGGCTGATCAAAAAACACGGAGACTTGTGATGCCAGCATTTAGCGAAGAAGACCGCGCCGCCCAGGCGGCCAAGGCCCAGCGCGCCGCGGAAGGCACGTATCAGCGCGTGCTCGCCGCGGTGCGCGCGGCCGGCGGCGCGAGCATGAACCTGATGCGCCAGCAGGGATGCAGCCACAACGGTGCGATGGCGTTCATCGAGCGCATGCAGCAGGAGGGCGTCATCGGTGAGGCCGACGAGAGCGGGCAGCACCCGTTGATCGCGCCATGATGCTGACCGACATGGACCTGCAGGCGCCGCCGGGCTCGCGCTGGCGCGCCTATCGCATCGACCCCGCGACCGGGTACCCCGACATCGAGTGCTTCGCGCCGGACGAGCGCGAGGCGGTTTACATGTTCGGGATCTGCGAGTGGATGATGGACGCTGGGCCGGGCGACCGCGCGCCGCTCGATGCGCCCAAGCCGCGCTTGATTGCGTCGCATGGCCATGTCGCTCGCCTGCCCGCTCCACCGTCTATCGACATCGAGATTCTGCCGCTCGCCGACTTGATGCCGCCACCCGCACCAACACCACCACCGAAAGTATCGACATGGCAGAAGCTGCTCAACCTGCTCGGACGCTGACCGAGGAAGACTACTTCCGCATGGCGCGCGCGCCGATCCGCTCGCGGCAGGTGGGGATGACGGCGGGCTTTCGGCTCCTGTTCAACGCCGGCCGCGCCTTCCAGCGCCAACAGGACGCCGCGATCTGCGACCGCCTCGGCGCGGACGAGGCCGCCCAGGCGATCAGGGGCGAGACGTGAACGCCGGAGCCCTTGTGTTTGTGTGGATCGCCGCCGGGCTGCTGGGGTACGGCAATTACCCGGCCGCCCAAGCCGCCGCGCTCATCGCCGTTGCGTTCGGCTGCTCGGACAAGCGGGGGTAAACCCGTGGCCGTAGGACAACGACCGTAGGAATCTCTTGATCAGTATGTAAGCACTAACCTACAATCCCGGCGCGGGCTACCTCAGCAGCTCCCGCCCCAAAGGCCCGCTTCATGCGGGCTTTTTGCTTTGGAGGCAGTGCATGGCAGTCGCAGCAACCCCGGTCAAGGACGAGAACGAGCCGGAAACCATCGTCTGGAAGTGGGTCTTCGGCACTACCGCCACCGACACCGGCGCGGCCATCAAGCTGCCCCAGCATGCGGACGTCACGTGGCAGGTGGAGGGCACCCCAGGCGGCGCTACCGTCTCCATCGACGGCTCCAACGAGGGCACCACCTTCTCACCCCTCAACCACGCCGCCGGCGGCACCGCCTGCACTTTCGCCGCGGCCGGCATCAAGACCACGCTGGAAAACCCGGTCTACAAGCGCCCCAGCATCAGCGGCGCCACCGGCACCACCGCGCTGACGGTGACCGGCCACTTCCGCAAGGGTTACAGGAGCTTTCGATGAGCATTGACGCCAAGATCGCGCAGCAGGGCGCGGACACCATCCTGCGCCTGGGCGTCATGCTCCAGGGCATCCCCGAGCTGGCCGGCATGCTGCAGCGGCTCGGCTCGCTGGAGGATGCGGCCGCCACCATGGAGCAGCGCCTGGAGCGCGTCACGGCGCTGGCCGATGCCGCTGACGGTCGGCTGGCGGTGGCCAATGACGGCGTGACCAGCGCCAAGGAGCAGGCCGCGCAGATCCTGGAGGACGCGCGCGCCAGCGCCGAGCGCACCACCGGCGAGGCCATCGCCAAGGCCAGCGCCATCACCGCCGAGGCCGAGGCCGCTGCCAGCAACGCGCGCATCCGGGCCGCCAACGACGCGGCCGACGCGCTCGCCAAGGCCACGCAGGCCAGGAAGACCGTGCTGGACGAGCGCGACGTCGCCCGCCTCGAGGCCATCACCGCGCAGGATCAGGCCAAGGCCGCCCGCGACGATCTGGCCGACATCAACGCCAGGATCGCAGAGGCGCGTTCGGCGGCCAAGAACATCCTGGGCGGGTAAGCGCGCATGGCCCTGCAGCGCGCGGACTCGATTGGTGACTCCTGTACCACTGTCGGCACGGGAGCCCTCACCCTTCTTGGCGTTGCGCCGCAGGGGCACCTGCCCATCGTCGGCAACATCACGGACGGTGCGACCATCCGTGTGCGGATCTTCAACTACGACGCCAGCAACCCGAGCCTGACGAACACGGATTGGGAGGTGGTGGAGGGCGTCTACACCGCCGCAGGGCAGACCCTGACCCGAGTAACGGTCTACGAATCCTCGACAGGCGGGGCTCCGATCAACTTCGCGGCCGGGACGAAGGCTGTTGTTGTCGTTCTGACGGCGCAGGACTTGGCCGACAAGCAGGATGCGGGCTCCTATGCCACGCTGGGTGCAAACGCCTTCACGGCAACGCAGACGGTGCAAAAAGCCGTTGCCGCCACATCGACAGATGGCGCGGCGCTTGAGACGACGGCTGCGGCCACTGTTGGCGCGCAGAAGTGGTCCCCTCGCTTTCGCTGGACTGGCTCGGGATGGAAGACTGATGCAGTAGCGGCTGCGCAGGCGGTCGATTTCATCGCCGAGGTTCAGCCGGTCCAGGGCTCGGCGAATCCCTCGGGGAAATGGGTCATCTCCAGTCGGGTAAACGGGGGGGCATACACAGAACGCATGAGGGTCGAATCGGGCGGCGCGTTGGTGCTTGCCAACGGCCTGTTTTTCTCCCCGATTTCTGCGTCGCGGCTTGGGATCGGGACCACGTCCGGGGCCGTTGACGGCTTTATTGAGGCGGCTCGATTTCGCGACGACACCAACAACGTCGCGGTCGGTGGGGTCAACTCTGTCACAGGGCACTTTTGTGGCACCAACGCAGGCATGTGGTGGGGCTCAACGAACTGGTACGACACCCCGAATCTCGGGTTGGTCAAGAACGCCAGTGGGGTTGCCGCACTGGTTAAGAGCACGTCCACCAGCGACTTCGGCGACATCAAGCTGCGCAACGTCTTGGCTGCAGGCGGCAACGGCTCCTACGTCCAGACCCCGAGCATGACGGTAGCGAACCTCGCTGTCGCCTCGACGGCCGGTGCGGGCGCGAGGGCATTCGTCACGGACGCATCAACCACCGTCATTCTCGGACTCGGGCTCGCCGTCACTGGTGGCGGCGCAAACAAGGTGCCCGTTTACAGCGATGGCACGAACTGGCTGATTGGATAAACCATGGCAACCTTCAACTTGACGATCACTTACCCCGACGCCCAGCAGACTCGCATCCTGGCGGCGATGAAGGCGACGTATGCCAGCAACGGCACGCCGAACCCGACGAACGCGCAGGCCATCGAGGCATTGCGCCTTGAAGTCGCCCAGCGCGTCAAGAACATCGTTCAAGGCTATGAGCAGCAACAGGCTGCTGCCGCAGTCGTTCCGGTGGACGCCGTATGAACGTCGGAATGATCGGCTACGGCTCTGTTGCCTACGGCATGGCGGGCTTCGGCGCTGTCGTGCTCGGCTCTGAGCCCCAGCCGGCATCCGGCGGCGGCCTGAGTTTCTGGCTGACCATCGCCCGTCGCCGCGGCCGCTGCTGAACCCCAAACACCCACGAAAGCCAACCCCATGCCCGCCATCATCATCAGCACCAACGAGGACGGCAGCGTCACGCTCGCGCCCATTGACGCCACCCCGGAGATGCTCCAGGCCGGCGAGCAGTTCGCCTCTATGGACGAAGCCATGCAGGCGGTGGGCGAAGTGATGGGCGAAGCCCCAGGCGGTGATCAAGCAGGCGCTGGCGGCCAGGGCGGCGACGGCAACCTCGCGCCCAACCCGGACGAAGGAGCCGAACCGGCGGGGCTCCCCCCGGACGACTCCGAAGCCCCGACCGAGGACGACGAGCAGATGGGCGCAGGCTACAAGCGCGCTCGCCGCGGCCAGTAAGCCGAGCACCAGACGATGACCGAGCGCAAGAAGCCCATCCCGAAGCCCGAACCCGGCGCGAAGCGCCCGCGGGCCAAGGTGAAGCCTGCGCCGAAGAAGAAGGCCAAAGGCACGAAAAAGCAGGCTTTGCCGTGCGATACCGCCAAGTTCCCGCTTGCCGTCATCCCCGAGCCGCCACCTCCCCCGCCCTTTGTTCCGCCCACCCCGAACGAGTTGTTCCGGGCGTGGCGCGACCAGGACGAGGCTGGAAACATCGCCATGGCTGATCTGGCCGATTACATCGTCTCGGAAGGACACCTGCCAGGGTTCTGCCGTGAACGCGGCTTTCCGTACAGCACTGTCCGGTCCTGGATTGAAGCGTCCGAGGCCCGAGTCGCCTTGTACGCGCGCGCACGCGAGGACCGCGCGGACGTTTTCGCAGACAACACCCAGTCCATTGCCGACGAGGAATGCAGCGCGCCGGTGATCGTGCAGGGCGTGCTGGTGGGCTATGCGGTGGACTCTGCTGCGGTGCAGCGCAACAAGCTGCGCGTGGAAACCCGCAAGTGGCTGGCCGCGAAGATGAAGCCCCGGGTTTACTCCGACAAGCTGGACGTCACGGCCAACGTGACCCACGACATTCGCACGGTGTCGGACGAGGATCTGGTGCGCACGCTCAACGCGATGGGCGTCGCGGTGCCGGCACTGGGATCCAAGCCCGGGCAGGACGCGGCCAACGACCAGAAGGTGGGCATGCCTTCGATGCACACCAGCGTTCCGGTGAGGGCGGCATGAGCGGCTTTAACCCCCTGGAGCTCAACGCGGTGCAGCGCGCCGAACTGATGTCCGCGCTGGCCGAGTACAAGCGCCGCCGCGGCATGCGCCTGATCGACCAGTTGTTCCCCGACGAAGGCCCGTACCGTCGCGAGCTGTATCCGAAGCACCTCGAATTCTTCGCCGCCGGCAAGAAGTACAAGCACCGCGTGTTCATCGCCGGCAACCGCGTGGGCAAGACCGTGGCGGCTGGCACCGAGTGGAGCTACCACCTCACGGGCCTGTACCCGGCATGGTGGGATGGCTACCGCTTCGACCGGCCCATCACGCTGCTGATCGCCGGCGACACGCACGAGACGACGCGCGACATTTTGCAGGTCAAGATGGTGGGCGGCACGCGCGACCAGCCCGAAAAGCTGGGGACCGGCCTCATCCCCGGGCGCTGCATCAAGGGCTACGTGCCACGCATCCACGTGCCGGGCGCCATCGAGAAGGTGTACGTGCGCCACTACAACGCACATGGCGAGGAAGACGGCGAGAGCGTCATGTGGCTGCGCTCCTACGTCCAAGGCCGGGAAATCTTCCAGGGCTTCGAGCTCGATGGCTTCTGGCCCGACGAGGAGTGCCCGCCCGAGGTGTACCAGGAGGGGCAGGTGCGCCTCATGACCACGCGCGGCCTGTCCACCTTGTCGTTCACGCCGCTCGAGGGGCTGACTGAGCTCGTCTCCGGCTTCATGGGCCCGCCCGAGGACAACGAGAACGCCAGCCGGTTCGTCGTGTCGTGCGGCTGGGACGATGTTCCCCACCTGGACGAAGTCGCCAAGCGCGAGCTGCTGGCCAACCTGCCGCCGCATCAGAAGGACGCTCGCTCCAAGGGCATCCCGCAACTGGGCGCCGGCGCGATCTACCCGGTGCTGCCCGAGGACATCGAGGTGGACGACTTCGAGCTGCCCACGCACTGGCACCGCGGCTACGGCATGGACGTGGGCTGGAACCGCACCGCATGCCTGTGGGGTGCGTGGGACCGCACGGCAGACGTGATCTACGTCTACTCCGAGCACTATCGTGGGCAGGCCGAGCCGATCCTGCACGCTGCTGCCGTCAAGGCGCGTGGGCAGAGCATGCAAGGTGCCATCGACCCGGCATCGAAGGGCCGCCAGCAGGCTGACGGCAAGCAGTTGCTCAAGATGTACCGCGACCTGGGCTTGAACCTGCACGAAGCGAACAACGGTGTCGAGGCCGGCATCTATGACGTGTGGCAGCGCCTGTCCACCGGCCGCCTCAAGTTCTTCAAGTCGTGCCGCAACACGATGGCCGAGTTCAAGATTTACCGCCGCGACCTCAACGGCAAGATCGTCAAGGCCAACGACCACGCGATGGACGCGCTGCGCTACCTGATCGCCACCCCGCGCGTGTTCGCGCCCGTGGTCAGCGAATACGAGCGCCAGCAGATCCTCGAACAAGAAACCGCCGACCAGGGTGTATTCATCCCGTTCGATCCGGGCATGAACATGTAAGGACCACGATGGCCAAAGAATCATTCGCAAGCACCGTGGCCGACTCATTCAACGACGAGGCGCCCGAGGACTCGGTGCATGCACAGCGCATCGCCGCCGCCCAGGCGCTGGGTGACGAGCTGCTGCCCAAGCGCAAGGAGGCCATCGACGGCAAGAAGGCGACTAACATCGAGCAGGACTGGCAGGAGGACGAGGAGTTCTACCAGTCCATCGATGCGGCCAACCCCGAGGGTGAGACGAACGTGGGCAAGCCGGTCAGCACCGAGGGCGGCCCCATCGGCGTGCAGAAGACTGCGCCGCGCCGCTCCAGCGTGTTCCTGCCGCTGACGCGCCCCTACGTCGACGCCGCGGCCGCACGCATCGCGGACATGCTGCTGCCCAACGACGACATGCCGTGGAGCCTGAAGCCCACGCCGATCCCGGAGACAGGCTCATCGCCGGACATGCAGCCTCCAGGCAAGCCCACCGCCGTAGCTGCAGCTGCGACTGGTGGCGACCCGGCCGCATCGATGATGGGCACGCCCCCGCTGGCGGCTGACATGATGAATGCGGGCCCGGCTGCACCCTCCACTCCGGCCATGGGCAGCACCACGGGCATGGCCGGGCCACTGTCCATGGGCGCGCCAACCGCGATGGCGCAGCCGCCCATGAACCCGGCGCAGGCCATCATGGCGCAGCCGGCCGCCGTGGCCACCGCCGCGCCCGACGAGGACGGCGTGGAGAAGACGCCCGAGGACAAGGCCGCCGACGCTGCGACGAAACAGATCACCGACTGGCTGATCGAGTGCCAGTACCACGCCGAATTCCGCAAGATGCTGGAGAACGCGGCGAAGCTGGGCACCGGCATCCTCAAGGGCCCGATCCCCTTCAAGCGCGTCAGCCAGAAGATGGTGCGCAACAAGGACGGCACGCAAACGCTCACGCGCGTGGAGATGACCGTTCCCATCTCGGTCAGCATCGACCCGCGCAACTTCTTCCCCGACCCGGCATGCGGCGAGGACGTGCAGCGTGGCGGCTACACCTGGGAGTACGACACTCTCTCGGCGCGCGTCGTGCAGGAGCTGCTCAAAGACGACAGCTACATCCACGAGCAACTCAAGAAGGTGCTGCGCGAGGGCCCGGCAAAGCAAGGCGAGGCACCGCGTAGCCCCCAGGCAGATGGTGCCCAGCGCTCCCTCATCGGCTCGTCCTTCGGCGTCTGGTACTTCCACGGCATGGTGGAGCGCGAGGTGCTGATCGCCGCGGGCATTGAGCCGGACGAGTTCAGCCCCGAGATGGCCGAGATGATGAGCGTGCCGGCCATCATCACCATGATCAACGACACGGTGGTGAAGGCGGCGCTCACGCCGATGGACATGGGCGGCTTCCCGTATGACGTCATGCCGTGGCAGCGCCGCGCTGGCATGCTGTGGGGCATGGGCGTCGCGCGCCAGATGCGCACGCCGCAGCGCATCGCCAACGCCGCCATGCGTGCGCTCATGGACAACGCCGGGTTCACCTCCGGGCCGCTGTGGGCCGTGCGCAAGGGCTGGGTCAAGCCCATCGACGGCTCGTGGGAGCTCACGCCGCGCAAGGGTTTCGAGATGACCGACAAGGCCCCGGACACGGCCAAGATCGGCGACGCCATCACCTTCACTAACGTCCAGGCGGCGCAGGCCGAGCTCGAGCGCATCGTGCAGTTGGCCATGAAGCAGGCCGAGGATGCCACCGGACTGCCGATGCTGATGCAGGGCCAGCAGGGCGCCGCGCCGGACACGGTAGGCGGCATGACGATCCTGAACAACAACGGCTCCACCGTGCTGCGCCGCATCGCGCGGCAGGCCGACGACTGCGTGACCGAGCGCCACATCCGGCGGTACTACTACTGGCTGCTGGAGAACAGCAACAACGAGGCGGCCAAGGGCGACTTTCAGATCGACGCGCGCGGCAGCACGGCGCTGGTGGACCGCGAGCTGGCCAATCAGGCGCTGGTGCAGCTCGCGCCCATCCTGGAAGCGGACCCGGACATCCACAAGGAGCGCTTCCACACCGAACTGCTCAAGGCGCACCGCATCGACCCGAAGAACCTGTTCATGACCGCTGCCGAGAAGAAGGCGCGCGACGCCAAGGGCGCTCCGGTCGACCCGCGCGTGCAGGTGGCGCAGATCAACGACGCCGGCGAGACGACGCGCCACGAGAAGGAGTTGATCGCCAAGCACGTCGACGCGACCGAGGACCGCAAGGTGGACCTCAAGAAGATCGAGGCCGAGTACGAGGCCTTCCTCGGCAAACTGGCGCTCGACCAGGGAGTGAGCAAGGACAAGATCAAAGAGTCCCTGTTCAAGACCACTTCGACGCTGAACACGCAGGTGGCCCTGGCCAACGCCGCGCGCGAGCACCAGTCGAACGAATCGGGCGCCGACCGCGCGCAGGGCGACGCGCACAAGGCCATCGACGTGGCCACCGCCGCAGCCGAGCCCCCCGACAAGGCCAAGGCAGGACACGCCTTCGAGCAATGAATCCAGTGAGAGCCCTTTGACATTCCAAAACGTCACCTGATTAACAGACAAAGGAAACCAGCACCATGAATCTCTTCAAATCCGCCGACAAGCTCAGGATCACCGAGCGCCTGTCGTTCTCCTTCAACGCGATGGTCCGCGCCTACAAGCAGGGCGGCTCCTACGACGAGTGCAACGCCATGGAGGTGGTGCGCGCCTGCGATGCGTCGAGCCGCATCGTGAGCGCGACGGCCGCCACATTGGTAGTCACCGAAGCACTGCACAACGATCGCATCATCTTGCTGGATCGCGCCGCCGGGATCGCTGCGACGTTGCCAGCGGCTGCCATTGGCCTGCGCTTTCGCTTCATCGTGAAGACCACCTTCACCGGCGCTGCCAGCATCAAGAGCGTCGTGGGCAGCGACATCATGATCGGCCACGCGATCATGGGTAATGACTCGGACAACACGGTGGTTGATTGGCAGTCCATCGCGGCGACGACCAACGACACCATCGATCTGTTCGGCGCGGCCAACTCCACCGGCGGCATGGCGGGCCAAGAAATCGAAATCATCGGCTTGGCCGCGGGCTTGTGGTTCGTGTCGATTCGCGGTGACGCGGCTGGCACGGAGGCCACGCCGTTCGCCAACACGGTGGCGTAACCCGGGTCAGCTTGCGCAAGGGGCGTGACAGGCCCCTTCCCCAATGCACCAGGACACGACATGGAAATGACGCAACCCATCGAGGCAGAACGCGAATTCGCGCTGACCCGCGCCGAGGTGATCAGCCCGTTGTGGCAGCGCCTAAGCGCGTACCTGACCGATGAACTGCAGTCGCTGCGCGAGCGCAATGACAACGTGCAGGACATCCGAGACACGACCCTGCTGCGCGGTGAACTGCGCGCGGTCAAAAGAATTCTTGCCCTGGCCGACGAGGCGGGACAGGAATCGCGGCAGGCCGATGAAGAGAGCTTCACCGAGCTTGCAATTCCCCGCCTCAATGGCGGATAGGCCAACTGGAGAGACTTAGATGGGCGAAGAAGTTATCGATGATCTGCAACCACTGACAGGAACGGCGCTCGACAGCCTGGGTGATGGAGGCGTTGACGACGACTCCGACATGATGGCTGGCTACGAGGGTGCTGGTGGCGGCGAAGGCGTGGACACCGTGGCGCGCGAACCCATGAAGGACGCAAACAGCGTTCCCGAAGGCGACGACGACATCCCGGGCGTACCTACTGCAGCCAAGCCCAAGCCCACCGCAGCACCGACGGCGGCCGCAGCCCCCGAGAAAATTGGGGACTGGACAGTGGCCGAGGTGCGCGAGCGATTCGCAGCGATGGACGCAGTGGTGAAGGGCCACGCCACCGTCGCTGGAACCGTGGGCAACCTCAAGCAGCGCCTCGACGGCGAAGCGCGCCAACTCACCGCCGCCGATTTCCCCGGCGTGGTGGAGGAGTTTGGCGAGCAGTACGCCACCGCCCTGGCCAACGACTTCAACAAGGTCCGCGGCCTGGGCGTAGCAACTCAAGGTCCATCGAAAGACGAACTCGAAGCGCTGATCAGCACCCGAGCTTCCGAACAGGCGACCCTCCTCGAGCAAAAGCTGGAGAAGAAGGCCGTCCTGCGCGCGCACAAGGATGCAGACGATCACTTCACCACGTATGCGCCCGATGGGAGCGTGAAAGCTGGAGCGAAAGCCGAAGCCTTCCACGCCTGGGTGGGTGCGCTCCCGCAGGACCGGCAATCGCTCATCGCGAACAGCTGGGACTCGGACGTGATGATTCAGGCGCTCGCCGACTTCAAGACTCACGAGAAGGCTCAATCCGCTCCCGCCGGAGGTGCAGCGGCATCCCGACAAAAACGACTGGAGCGCGCCGCCACCCCGCAAGGAAGTGGAGCAGGCGCCCCGGTCGCTGAAGACGATCTGGCCGCCGGCTACGACTCTGCCAAGGGACGTCGCTGAACGGCTCACACCCTCAATCGGAAATCAATTAAGGAGCTGCCACCATGGCAATTCAACTCACTACCACCCAGACCGCGCGGGTAAACAAGCTCAAGGGCGAAATCATCGCCCACGCGGAGCCCAAGGAAGTCCTGGGCATCACCGGCGACCAGAAGGACATGGCGAAGAACGTGGGCAACACCTACATCTTCCGACGCTGGTTGCCATACGGCGGCGTCGACAACAAGTGGGTCACCGGCGCCAACGTTGCCGCGTTCGCGACCAACCACCTGGGCGTCGAAGGTCAGACCCCGGCGGCCGACACGCTCACGGCAGTGGACATCACCGTGGTGCTGAACCAGTACATGTGCCTGTACGCGGTGACCGACCAGACCGTCGACCTGTACGAGGACAACATCCCCACGGAGATGAAAGTCCAGACCGGCCAGCGCATCGGGCTCGTGCGCGAGATGGTTCGCTACGGCGTGCTCAAGGGCATGACCAATGCCTTCTTCGCCGGCGGCACCACGCGCGGCACCGTGGCGGCATCGTTGACGCTCAACATGGTGCGCAAGGTCACGAAGTCGCTCCAGGCCAGCCACGCCGAGATGATCGGCAAGGTCATCGCCGCGGGTCCGCACTTCAACACCAGCCCGGTGGAGGAGACGTATCTGGTGTTCTGCCACACCGACATGGCACCGGCCATCCGTGACCTGCCGGGCTTCACCAAGGTGGTGGAGTACGCCGGCATGAAGCGCATTCACCCGCTGGAAATCGGCGCGTGCGAGTCGTTCCGCTTCATCCTGTCGCCGGAATTGGCCCCGTACATCAACGCCGGCGCCGCAGTGGGCACGCTGGGCCTGTACTCCACGGGCGGCACGCTGATCGACGTCTACCCGGTGATCGTGGCGGCCGAGAACGCATGGGGCCAGATCGCGCTCAAGGGCAAGAAGTCGCTGGACGTGACCTGGATTCCCCCGGGCACGAAGGACACCAACGACCCGCTGGGCCAGCGCGGCTACATCGGCGCCAAGACGTACTTCAACTGCACGATGCTCAACCAAGGTTGGGCAGCGGTGGTTGAGTGCGGCACGCCGGATCTGGCGTAAGCGTCATGGGCCCGGGGTGACCTGGGCCCGCTTCAACAACCTCACGAAACTCTCAAGGAGCCACGAACATGGCAACCAATATCGTTTACACCGCCACTGGCGGCGCCGGCGACGGCACCAAGCACCACGCGCTCGGCAAAGTGGTCTTCGACGCGACGGCCATCGTCGCCGCCGACTCGGTGATCATCCTGTGCGGCTTCAAGCCGCGCCGGGTACGCTGGGTCAACATCACCGACCGCGTGGAGGGTGAGTGGTTTGAAGGCATGGCCGACGACTCGTGCCTGAAAACGGTCGCGGCCGGCACGCGCACCCTGGAAGTGACCGGCGGCAACGGCGGCATCACCGTGGGCGAGCGCGGGTTCAGCGTCCTGCAAAACGCCACGCTGGCGCTGATCCTGGCCAGCAAGACCATCCAGTACGAGGCCTGGGCCTAAGCGGCATCCGGGGCTCGCTTCGGCGGGCCCCTTCTTCATTCACTTCAAGGAATCGACATGGCAGCTCCCAAAGACGACAAGGCAACGGGTCAAACGAACGCCCCGCGCCAGATCGCAGGATCGCAACCGCCCGCCCCGCCCGCAGCCGCTGGCGACGCACTGAACATCCCGACGCTGGGCGCGAAGACCGCCGATCCCAGCGCCAAGAACACCGACCCCGGCTACGACGCCACGACCGAGAACAGCGCGCTCGCGCAAGCCCGGCCCGGCAATGCTCCCGACGCGGCGCCGACCATCGCACAGATGCAGCAGCTGATCGAGAGCAGCCAGCTGTCCACGCTCAACGCGGTGGACCGCATGTTGCGCGCCGCCGAAGAACGTTGGGCCCGCGACCGCCCCGCGATGATCACGCACCAGCAGGACGCGATTTCCACCACGCCGGACAAGATCCTGGACATGTCGGTGGACTCCTCGCTCGACTCGATGATGCGCAGCGACCTGGAGATGGCGCAGGCCGACCCGGTGACGTTCGCCGACCACGCGGCCATGCTCACGTTCCTGAACGAGCCGATCATCATCAACGTGGCCGAATCGACCGACCCGAACGACCAGATGGTGTTCCGCCTGTCCGTCAACGGCCGCGAGGTGTGGATCAAGCGCGGCGAGAACACCAAGCTGCCGCGCTACTACGTCGAGCAGCTGTTCCGCGCCAAGCCGCAAAAGGTGCAGATCACCGTGGGCCGCGACGCCAACGACAACGTGGTCAACCGCGCGCGCAAGACCTCGGCGCTGGCCTTCCCGTTCCAGATCCTGCACCACGGCCAGCAGCGCGAGAAAAGCGTGCAGTGGGCCAACAAGCTGATGCGCGAAGGCTAAGCCGATGACCGCGCCCGCCGCCCCTTCCACCTTCCTCGAGCTGGTCAAGCGCACCTACCGGGAGTGCAACTTGGTCAACTCGCCGCCGAGCACCTGCCAAAGCCAAGTCAATCTGGCCGGCAGCGTGGTGAACTGGGTTCTCGCGGCCGCGGCCGAAATCGAGGACGACCGCGATTGGAGGTTCAAGTGGGCGACGGTCAGCAAGGTGCTGCAGGCCGGCGTGGACACCTATGACCCGGTGGCCGACTGGGCGATCCAGGTCAAGGAGTGGGTGACGCGCCCGCTGGCCTCGTACATGTACCTCACGAGCGTGGGCGTCAGTTCGCGCCAGTGGCTCACCTTCATGCACTGGGAAATCTTCCGTGGCCTGAACGTGCCAACCATCAGCAGCGCGGTCACCACGCCGATCTACTGGACCATCAACCCGCTGGGCCGGGTGGTGTACTTCCCCACGCCCGGTACCGCGCTGTGGACCGTGGTGCACGAGTACGGCACCGACTCCACGCCGATGGCCGCCGACGACGACACGCCCGCGGTGCCGGCCAAGTACCGCATGGCCATCGTGTGGCGCGCGGTGATGTTCTACGCCGGCGGCAAGACGCACGGCCCGCTGTACCAGCACGCGCAAAACGAGCTGAGCAAGATCATGAACCGCATGGAGTTTCAGGAACTGCCCAAGATGCTCAGCCCCGGGAGCCTTGCATGAAGCTGGACACCCGCAGCTGGCCGGAGCCGCACGACAAGTACGTGCCCTACGGCGGCGGCGTCGACCTCGCGAGCAGCCCGCGCGCCATCAAGCCGGGCCGCCTCACGCAATGCCTGAACTTCGAGGAGGCGTTCGGCTTCCAGGGCTACCGCTCCATCTACGGCTACGAGCGCAAGGACGGCCGCACCTCGCCGAGCAGCCAGACTTACTACACCCAGCCGTTCGACGCGGGCAGCATCGCCATCGTGGCGGGCGAAACCGTCACCAACGCGACCACGGCGACCGGCGAGGTGGTATCCGTCACGCTCACGTCCGGATCTTGGGCCGGCGGCGACGCGGCGGGCTACCTGATCCTCACGTTGGTGGACGACACCTGGACCGACAACGACCCGATCCGCGTGGGCGGCATCCAGCGCGCTCTGGCCAGCGACGACAGCGCGCCCGGCACGCAGACGGACGACGACTACGAGACGAACCTTGCCGCGGCCTACAACGCAGTGCGCGCTCACATCACCAAAGTGCCGGGCGATGGATCGGTACTGGGCGTGGCCGTGTACCGCGCCACGGTGTACGCCGTGCGCAACATCGTGGGTAGCCTGAGTGCAACCCTGTGGAAGACTTCGGCGGCCGGCTGGGTCAGCGTGAAGACCGGGCTCATCCCCTCCGGCGCGTGGGAGTTCGTCGTGGCCAATTTCAGCGGCGCGTCGACCACGCTGGCCCTGTTCGGCGTGGACGGCAAGAACCGCCTGCTGAAATACGATGGAACGACTGTCACCCAGGCCGCGCCCATCTACGGCAGCGAGGCCACCAGCACGAGCAACATCACCATCGGCACCGGCGCCAAGGTGTTCACCGTGGAGGCCGCGCGCAGCTGGGTTGCCGGGGATGCGCTCGTGATCTGGAGCCAAGTCGACGCAGCCAACAGCATGATCGGCACCGTCACGTCGCTCGTGGGCACCACGCTGACCGTGAACGTCACGGCCGTGACCGGCGCGGGCACCCTGGCATCGTGGCAAATCGGGCGCGCGGACTTTCAGGACAAGCCCTACCTGCTGACCGAGCACAAGGACCATATGTTCCTGGGCTATCCGCTGGGCCAGCTGCAGACGTCCAACCTGGGCGATCCGATGGTCTACACCACCACGGCCGCCCTGTTCGGCCTGGGCGCTGACATTACGGGCCTGACCTCCATGAAGGGCACCCTGCTGGGCGTGTTCTGCCGCGAGAAGATCAGCCTGCTGTCGGGCTCCAGCTCGCTGGACTGGGTGATGAACCCGCACAGCAAGGGCGCGGGCGCGATCCTGGGCACCGTCGTGGACAACGTGGGCAACGCACTGTTCCTGGACGACAAGGGCGTGCTCAGCCTGCAGGCGACGCAGGCGTATGGCGGATTTGAGCCGGGCATTCTGTCGCGCGACGTGAAGCCATTCCTGGACGCGCGCATCGGCACCGTGATCGGAGCGCGCATGGTCAAGGGCACCAACCAGTACCGCCTGTACTTCGCGGACGGCACCCTGCTGCGCTTCACCATCATGTCGGGCAATCCGGTGCTGCAACCGCGCGACGTCAGCGCGACGCGCCAAGAGTACCCGCACATCCCCACCTGCTTTGCCACCGGCATCATGGAGGACGACGCAGAGGCGATGTTCTTCGGCACCACGGACGGCTACGTGATGCAGGAGGACAAGGGACCATCGTTTGACGGCGAGGCCATCGAATTCGTGATGCGCACGGCGTTCGGCCACTACGACACGCCCAGCAAGGACAAGCAGTTCGGCAAGCTGGACTTCGAGCTCGACTCGCCCGACGCGATCACCGTGAGTTTCCGCATGCTGTTCGACTACGACGATGGCGTGCGCGGCGCGAGCGAATCGCAGGACGCCGAAGTGATCGGCAAGGGCGGCGCCTTCGACGTCTCGATGTTCGACACCTTCCGCTATGACCTGCCGGTGTACTCGCGCGCCGAGGTGAACGTGGAGGGGACCGGCCAGAACATGGCGCTCCTGATCTACATCACCACCGCCACCGCACGCCAGTTCACCTTCCAGGGGTTGACGGCGCAGTTCTTCATTCTCGGAACGCAAAGGTAACTCGATGGCTACCAATTCCTTTTTCGACTGGAGCGCCGCAACGCGCTTTGTCCGCTTCGACACCGTGCGCTCGTCCGATGCGAATGCGGCGCTGGATCTGGTGACGGTCGGCTTCAACAAGCTGCCCACGCCCTACGAGCTGCACGGCGGCACGGCCAACTATGCGGCGGCCAGCGGCGCGGTAAACGCCTTCGCGGTGACGCTCGACGCCAACGTGACCTCGCTGGTGGACGGCCTGGAGGTGCGCTTCAAGGCGAACCTCGCCAACACCGGAGTAGCCACACTCACCGTGACCGGCTCCGGCGCGTTCGCGGCCAAGACCATCGTGCGGCCGACCGGCAACGCGCTCGAGGCGGGCGATATTGCGCTCGGAATGCTGGTCACCTGCGTCTACGACGCGACCAACGACCGATTCCAGCTCGCCACGCTGTCCAGCGGCGGCGCCGCGCCCACCACAGTGTTCTCCGGCACGGCTGGCGGCACCATCGACCTCCTCTCGGGCGTTCCTATTGCCAGCGCGGCGACGATCAACCTGAACACGGCCACCGGCAACCGCGTGCACGTCACCGGCACAACGCCGATCACGGCCGTGACGCTCGCGCGCGGGCCGCGCGAAGTGATCTTCGACGGCATCCTGACGCTGACGCACCACGCCACGAACAACAACCTGCCGGGCGCGGCCAACATCACCACCGCAGCGGGCGACCGCGCTATCTATAGCAGCGACGGCACCACGGTGTATTGCATGGCATACACACGGGCGAGCGGCTTGTCTGTCGTCGCGCCACCGACACCATTCACCTATGACGCGCACACTGCCAACGTGCAATTGACGGCGGCCAACTTCGCATCGAGCACGCGCATCTTTCGCGACATCACGGCCAATTCGTTCACGCAGACTCTCGTGGCCGCTGCCACTATCGGCGTGGGCTGGATGCGAATTCGCAACAGCGGGGTTGGCGACATCACCATCGACCCGAACGGCGCGGAGCTGTGGGATGGCCTGAGCAGTTTCATCATGTACCCGGGCGAGTGCCGCGATGTGTACTGCGACGGCGCGGCTTTCCGATCTGTCGTCGTTTCGCCCTTCGCCAAAACGTTCACCGCGAATGGGACCTACACCAATCCGCCAGGGTACAACTACTACGGCGGCTTGCTATGGGCTGGTGGCGGCTCTGGATCGCGGACAAGCGGGTCTGCTACTGGCGGCGGCGGTGGAGCCTGTGTGCCATTTTCCCTGCCCGCTGGCAACTTCGGGACGACTGAGGTTGTGACGATCGGGGCCTTGGCTGCTGGGCCAACTACGAACGTCGCTGGAACGAATGGCAACAACAGTACGCTCGGAGCGCTGGTGACGGCTTATGGAGGAGCTGGAGGCCTCTTGGGCAATAGTGGTGGCGGCGGCGGCGGCCCGCTGTCAGCTGGTTCTACATCAGCAGGAGGCAGTCCTGCAGGCGGGGCTGTTGGTGCCACCAGTCCTGGCGGTGATTCCAGCTTTGGCGGTGGTGGTGGCGGCAATGGTAACGGTGGCGCAGGCGGCAAGTCATTCTACGGCGGCGGTGGCGGCGGAAGCAGCGGCGGCGGCGGCTCCACAAACGGCGGTCAATCTGCCTATGGTGGCGGTGGCGGCGGGGGAGGTGGACAGACGACTACTGGCGGCCAGTCACTGTGGGGCGGTGCTGGCGGTGGCGGCAGCGCTGCATCGAGCGGCACAGACGGTACGGCGCCTGGAGGCGGCGGCGGCGGCACAGGAACAGGCATCAAGGCTGGTGATGGCGCGCGTGGAGAACTTCGCATCTGGGGCATCGTTTAATCATAAGGAAACAGAACATGGCAACCACCCTTCCACCCCCGATCCAGACCACCGGCACCGGCCTGCCGCCGCCCGTTGTTCCAACGCCCACACCCTCCCCGAGCCCGACGCCCGCGCCGGGCGGGATGATGGGCCCGGCCGTCACGCCTGCACCATCGCCAACGGGGTTCGTCCCAGGCTCCACAGGCCTGACGCCCGCGCAAGTCTCGCAATACAACGCGATGAACGCGGCCAGCCCGTATGCGCAGAACCCTGACTGGATGGCCTTGTCCGATGAGGAGCGCGCGGGCCGCATGTCGGGTGCTATCGCGGGCCCGGGTCCAGGCGGCAACGTGCTGCAGACCTACGGCAACCCGGACAACAACCACCCCAATGGCGTGTACGAGGGCCCGTATGACCCGAACTTCGGGACGCCCAGCGCACGCGCCCCGATGACGGCGCAGCAGTCTGCCGATCACTACCAAAGCATCGCGACCAGTGCAGGCATGCAGCCGCGCGGCGCGCCGGCCCCAGCGCCCACCGGCATGGCGGGCATCCCACCGGCACCCTCGCCGCTGGCCAACGCACCGGCGAACCCGCAGCGCACCGCGGAGATCCAGGGATGGCTCACCGCACACCCTGGCGCCACGGACGCGGACATGCGCGCGGCGATGGTGCAGTTCGGCGTCACGCCGCAGGAGATGGCCGATGCCACCGGCGTGCCCCTGGCCGCCGTGCAGCAGCGCTTCAACGCGGCGGGCGGCACCACCCCCGGCGCGACGCCAGCGCCCGCAGCGGCCCCCGTGCAGGCCGCGCCAACGCCCGGCAACGTGACCGACGATCAGGTGCGCGCGTGGTTCACCGAGCACCCGAACGCGACCGACCAGCAGATTGCCGCGGCGATGAACCAGTGGCAAGTCGGCGCCGGGCAGCTGTCGCGCGTCACCGGCGTGACCACCAGCGAAGTGCAGCGCCGCTACCAGCTCGCCACCAACCCGATACTGCCGGCAGGCACGCCCGCCACGCCCGCCGGCGCTACGAGCGGGTTCATTCCGAACCTGATTCAGCAGCTGCCGGTCGACGCGACCATCCAGGGCCGCCTCACCGAGCTGCTGGCGCGCGACGCGAACGGCACCTACACCAGCGACGTGGTGCGCCAAGCCGTGGACCGCGCGATGCAGACCTTCGCCACGCGCGGCCTGCTGAACACCTCCATGGCGGTGCAGGCCGGGCAGGAGGCGGCGATCAGCAAGGCCATCGAGATTGCCGGGCCGGATGCCCAGCGCGCCTTCGAGCAGTACCGCGCGAACCAAGACGCCAACAACGTGTTCGCGCGCGATGAAATCAACCAGAGTTACACCGAGCGCAACAACGCGCAGCAGTGGGCGCACCAGGACGCCACGCAGGCGAACGACCAAGCGTTTCGCGAGCGGATCTTGACCCAGGAACAGTCCCTGACGCTGCGCCAGAACTACGTGGAGGCACAGGACCACGCGAATGCCCGCTACAGCGCCCAGGTAAACCAGATCAATGCCTCGGACATGACGCCGCAGGACAAGAGCGTCGCGATCCAGCAGGCCAGCGCGGTGCGCGATGGCGACTTGGCCTACAACAACAACCTGTTCGCCTCGCAGCCCGGCTTTGCGCGCGAGTGGCTCGCCATGGCCGTGCCCACGGCCGGCGTGGACGTCGCCCATGTGAACAACCTGGACACGCTATCGAACATTGCCAACGACCCGGCGCAGAGCGCTGAGGTGCGCGCCGCGGCGACGGCCCGCCTGCAGGAAGTGCGCGCCGCCGGCCCGAGCACGCAGGCGGTGACGACGCAGGCGCAGGCCAGCACTTACGACGCCTATCAGGCCGCTGGCGGCACCATGACGCAGGTGCAGTGGAACGCCGCGCGCAGCGTGGGTATCGTCGCGGTCGGGAACGCTGGAGGCGACGCCAACGGCAGCACGTCGGGCGGCGCGCCCGGCGACAGTGCGGGCAACAACGCCAACGGCGACGCGGCCGGGGTTGGTGCCGGGCCGATGTAGGACGCCACATGGTCTACATGCCCGACTTCTATCAGGTGCTGGTGCGCTGCGGCATGAAGCCGCCGCCCTATGAGCAGTGGCGCGCGCACTACTCCCACAACAGCGACCTGTGGCCGATCACCGACCGCGACACGCAGCGCCTGATCGGCGGCCTGCTGTTCAAGGGCCATCTGGTGCACATCGCCATCGAGCCCGAGTGGCAGGGCCGTTGGATCAGCAAGACACTGCTGCGCGCCGAGCGCGAGTGGACCCCGCAGGCCGACGTCATCGCCGCCATCCCGCCCGACAATGCGAAGGCCATCGAGTTGGTGAGGCGCCTGGGGTGGAAGCACCGTGGCCAAGAAGAAGGTTTTGAAATCTACGCGAAGGAGAAGGCACCATGCCCGCAGCCCTGATCACCCCCGTGCTTATCGGCGCCGCAGTCGGCGCTGTAACAGCGGCCGTCACTGGCGGCAGTATCTTGAAGGGCGCGCTGCTCGGCGCGGTGGGCGGTGCCATTTCCGGCGCGTTCACCGCCATGGCCGGCGCGGGCAGCAGTGCGGCCGGAGGTGTGGCCGAAGCGGGCGCCAGCGCCGCCGCCTCCACCGTGCCGGAGGCGGCGGCTGGCGCGGTGACCGAAGCCCTGCCCACGGCCGCATCGAGCGCCACCGATGCGTTCAGCGCCAGCACCATGGGCGATCCGGCCGCCTTCACCGCCAGCACGCCGGGCACCGGCATGGCGGGGTTGAACAACCCGTCGGCCTACTCGGCGGGCGGCGCAGACACCGGCTTGTCTCCAAGCGTCGCGACCACCGGGCTCTCCGGCCCCGGCGCGGGCTCCACCAGCATCGGCGCCACGCCTGCAACTACCGGGCTGGGCCCGAACGTGGGCAACACCGGCATCGGCGGCACGCCCAATGCCATGGACGTGCGCCTGGGCGCGGGCGCAGGTGCCGCGCCGGGCGCCGCGCCGCAGTCGTTCCTGGACAAGCTCCTGAGTGCCGGCTCCGGGATGATGAACAACCGATTCGCGGTCGACTCGCTGGGCCGCGTGATCAGCGGCTACGCGCAGGGCAACCAGCAGCAGGCGATGCTGGACTGGAAGCAAAAGCAGATCGTGGATGCCCGCAATAACGCGCGCTTTGGCGCCACCGGCTCGCGCTACAACACGGGCGGCATGATGGGCCCGACCACCTACCCCACCTGAAAGACACCACATGGCCACCACTCCCGCGCAGGCCCAGGGCCTGGACCCGACGCAGCAAAAGGCGATGCAGATCATGGTCAAGCAGGCCATGAGCCTGCTGCTCAAAGACGAGACGGCGAAGCACATCGTCGCCAAGGCGCAATCGGCCGACCCGAAGCACACCGTGCTGGAGGCCGTGGTGCCGCTGCTCACGCAGATCTACCAGATGGCGCAGGTCGCCGGCGCCAAGGTGGAGATGGTCACGCTGCTGGCCGCTGGCATCCAGGTGATTGCCGTCATGGCCAAGATGCTCGAGGCCGCTGGCGTGATCACCGAGCAGGAGGTGCCAGCGTTCTGCGCGGACGTCGCGAAAATGGCCGTCGACCAGCACAACCTGGGCGTGTCGAAGCAAGCACCCACTGCGCCGCAAGGCCAGCAGCCACAACAATCACCGGGCGGCGGCATGATGGGCGCCGCGCCTCAACTCCAAGGAGCCTGACATGGCAAGCATGGGCATGATGGGCGCGCTCGGCGGCCTGGGCAGCGGTCTGGTGAACGAGGCCGGCGTGATGCTCAAGGACGAGGAGCGCGCGAAGGAAGACGCTTCCAAGAAGTCGTTCCAGCAGTGGCTGATGGCCGCGCAGCAGGAGTACAAGGTGGGCGACGAGACGCGGGCCGAAGCGCGCGACGTGCGCAAGGAAGGCCGCGCCACCGATGCCGACATCGCCAAGGACCAGCGCACCTTCGACAACAAGGTGAAGCGCGCGCCGACCGAGCGCGCCATGAAGGTGGACGACGAGACGGCAAGCGCCGAGGGCAAGCTGGGTTTCGAGTCGAAGAACCTGCGCACGCTGGCCGAGAACAAGGGCGCGATGACCGAGGCAGGCGTGACCGACAGCCAGAAGCGCGAGCAGTCGGCGCGCGCGGATCTGTACGAGGCCAGCGCAGCGGACGTGAAGGCCAACGGCAAGCGCGGCGGCAAGCTCGACCCGCTGATGAAAGAGCAGATCGACGCCCTGGACACGGAAATCAAGGCGAAGGCCGACAAAATCGACGCGGCGCGCGCAAACGGCAACTGGGTGACCGGCAAGGACAAGGACGGCAAGGAAATCTCCGGCTCGCCCGAGCAGCGCGCCATGCAGTCCGAGTTGGTGGCCATGCGCCTGCAACGCTCCGCGCTGTACGCGCGCGGCACCCGTGGCGGCGGCGATGCCCTGCCGGACCCGCAGGGCCTGCGCAGCAAGGGCAAGCAGCCGGACCCGCTCGGCCTGGACCCGAGCAAGCCGGCCAGCGCCACGCCGCGCGGCCAGTTCGCCTCGACGGACGACGAAAAGGACATGGACCTGACCTACAACGACGCCTACAAGCAGCAGGTGGGGTTCAGGGACGCGGCCAAGACGCCAGTGGAGCGCCAGCGCGCGGAAACCGACATTGCGGCCATCCGCAACGAGGCCAAGCGCGCTGGCGTGACGCTGCGCGAGGACGGCGCGGCGCCGGCGGCCCCAGTCGTGGCCGGCGGCGGCATGATGGGCCCGCCGCGCCCGCCAAGCAACATCAAGACTGCTCCGGCCGGCTCGGTGGCGCTGAAAGGTACCGACTTTGTGGCCGCCACCAGTGCGACGCCGAGCGTGCCTGCCGGGCAGACCGAAGCGGGCAACATCAACCTGAACGACCGCCCGCGCGTGAAGAACAAGGACGGCTCCATCAGCACGGTGCGCAGCATTTCCATTGGCACCGACAAGGGCGAAGTGCTGATCCCCACGGTGAGCGATGACGGCCGCGTGATGACCGACGATGAAGCCACGGCGCAGTACCGCAAGACCGGGCGACACCTGGGCATTTTCAAGACGCCGGAGCAGGCCACGGCTTACGCGAAGTCGCTGCATGACGATCAGGCGAAGTTGATCGACACGCCTCTCTCCGATGGAACGGACCCGGCGATGGAGGCGCGCAAGAACAACGAGTCGCGCGAAATCGTGGACATGAAGCGCGCCGATTTCAGCCCCGAGGTGAAGGCGTACAAGGACAAGGTGAAGTCGCTGAAACAGAAGCTCGAGGAGCGTCGGCGCGGCGAGTATTCGCAGCGCGAGTTCCGGCGCTCGCAGGCCAGCATCGGCTTGTAACTCTGCATTTCCGAGGCGACAATCCCCACGGGCACAGAGGCCCAAAAGGAACGACATGGACATCACCGCGGCACGCAGCTTGCCCGAACTCGCCGGCCTGGACGACGATCAGATCGTTGACGCACTCCATCAGGCCTATTACCCCGACCTCCCCCGAGATGAAGTAGCCAAGTCGCTTGGCATCAAGCCCACGGCCGCGCCGCGCCCGGAGACGACCTGGGGCGACCGTGCGAAGGACACCGGCATCAGCTTGCTGCAAGGCGCCGTGGCGGTGCCCCAGGCGGCGGTGGGCGTTGCGGATCTGGTGACCGGCGGCGCGGCGGGCAAGCTGGCCGAGGATGTCGGGTTCCGACCGAAAGAGGCGACCGACTTCCTGGGCGAGCGCTTGAGCGACGCGCAGAAGGGCGCGAACAAGGAAGTGCAGGACGCCGAGGGCTTTTGGGGCACCTTCAAGGCCGCCGTCTCCAATCCTTCGGTGGTGTTCCAGTCGGTGGTGCAGTCGCTGCCTTCCATGGGCGCGGGCGGCGTGGTGGCGCGCGGCGTGCTGGGCGCGAGCATGACGCCGCGCCTGCTGGCCAAGCTGTCGGCCATGGCCCCCGAGGCGCGCGAAGCCGCCATCCTGGGCATGCAGACCACCGCCGGCGCCGTGGGCGAGGGCGCCGTGCAGGCCGGCAGCGCCGCCGAACAGGCGCGCACCGACAACCCGCTGGGCACGCTGGACGGCAAGGGCGCGCTGTCGGCCGTGGCCAGCGGTGTGGGCGACACCATCATCGCCCGGTTCAGCGGGCGCCTCGCCAACAAGCTGGGCATCGCGGACGCGGACACCATGCTCGCTGGCGCCGCGGTGAACCCGCGCGCGGCCAAGAGCGTGGTGAAGGCCGCGCTCGGCGGCATGGTGACCGAGGGCTTGCTCGAGGAACTGCCGCAGTCGGTGCAGGAGCAGGTGTGGCAGAACCACGCAGCCGGCCGCCCGCTCGATGAGGGCGTGAATCAAGCCGCCGTGCTGGGCATGCTGTCCGGCGCGGCGATGGGCGGCGGTGCCAACCTTCTGAACGCGGCTCGAAAGCCGAAGCCCGACGACATCCTGAACGCGCCGGACGTCGACGCCGCGCTGCAGACCGCGCAGGACGCGCTCCTGTTGCCCCCGCCGACGATCAGCGTCACGCTGGGCGGTACCGCCGTCACGCCGGAGCAGCGCGCGGATCTGGTGCAGCAGGAAATCACGCGCCGCGCCGCCGGCATGATGGGCGGCGAGGACGTCACCGATGTGCAGGCCAAGGGCACGCCGCCGGTGGAAGTGCCTCCGACGACGCCACCCTCGACCCCCCCAGCCTTCCCGGACCCGTTCAGCGCCGCCAAGCCGGTGGACCTGGACGCGAACGAAGCGCGCATGCACCGCGACGCCGACCGCGACGCCCAGGCGCTCAAGGAGCACGACCCGCTGACCCTGCCGCGCAAGGGTCTGCCGGAGCTGGACGCCGAGTACGGCAAGGGCGAGGGCGACACGATCCAGAAGAACGGCGCGCCGTGGCCCAGCGAAGCGGCGGCGATGCTGTCGCTCAAGATGGCCAAGAAGAAGGGCCGCGCCGTGCCGGTGGCCGGCGGCTTCATCGCGCGACCGAACAAGGAGACACCCAATGCAGCGCCCACCCCTGAAAACAAGCCTGACGGCGCTCGCGGCGCACAGCCTGCTGCAGCAGCACCGGCCACCGACGCCGCCACTGCCCAGCGACCCGACGATCAGCATGGAGGACTTCCTGCGCCCGACACGGGAATTGCAGGCGGCAGTGCGGCGGCTGTCGCGACCCAGCCCGCGCCCGGCGGGCAAGTCGTGGGCGCAGGCGACGCTGCGCGCACACCTGGAGACGGTGTACTACGGCCAGTCAATGACGCGGCTGTGGATGGAAGAGATGAACGGCCAGCCGATGGCCGAGCGAGTGGACCCGTATCCGCACCCGTGGCAGCGGGAGCAAATGACGCGGGAACAACTACTGGCGCTGCAAAAACCGGAAGTGAGCAATCACTAACCGAAGCTGGCGCGCAATGGACCCGCATGACGGAAATCGAGCGCCGCGCCGTTGCGGGCCGCACGGCAGGTAAGGCGAAGGCGCTAGATCGCATCGTCTCGCAGAAGTGGGAAGACCTACATTCCGGCTGGCAGAAATCCCTCGCGCGGGTGATGAACACGCCCGGCGCGCCGATTGCTCCACGTGAAACGTCAGCGCCCACTTCGCACCCAACCGCCAGCGCAGGTCCGCGCGTCATCATCAATCGGCTCGGCCCTGATGGTCTAACCGACGCCGAGCGCGCGGCTGGCAAGCCGTCCTATGCCGACAAGCCCGCCGAGGTGACGAGCGAGACGGCGCGACGCGGCGATTTCAACGTCAAGAACCACCTGGGCAAGATGGAGCGCGCGACCGTGACCGAGGGCGGCACACGCGGCCGGTTCGCCGTCAAGATCGGCGGCGAGTCCATGGGCCAGTTCCAGATGGACGACCAGGGCGCGGTGAGCCGCATCGAGGCGCGCGCCAACTGGGCCGAGGATTCCGTGCGTGACGCGGCGATGCAGTTCGTCGCGCAGGAGCGCGCCAAGACGGCACCGGCCGCCGCCGAGCAGCCGCGCGACCAGGACACCGGGCAGTTCGCGGAAGCCCCGGCCGACACGCTCCCCGCTGGCGTGCGTCGCCGCGAGAAGGGTGTGGCAAACACCAAGGCGCGCATCGCAGCCGAGGCGGCCCGCGCGGCGTACTTCACGCCCGGCAACGTGGTGCGCGGCTATGGCGGCTTCGATGAGGTGCTTGCGTACAACCCGCCCACCGAGCCCGGAGGCGCATGGAGCGTGCGCGTGCACGAAGTCAAGGAAGCCACGCCCAACAACTGGGTGCGCGTGGGCCGCCCCCAGGACGCGCGACAGCACAGCACCGAGCCGGAGGAGCGCGAGCTGCGCAACGGGCCGCGCGCCCAGTTGTCGGCCCTGCCCGCCAGCGAAGTGCCGTACACCGTGCCGCGTGCCGATGGCAAGGTGCACCCGGATGCCGAGCCGCGCAGCAACCCGCGCGCCGCAGCCGAGCCCGCCAAGATCGTGACCGACAAGGCCGAGATTCGCCCATACCGCCGCTCGGACGGCAGCGTGGGCTACGAGGCCGTGCCGATCCAGCCGCCGGCCGCGCCGAATGACGAATTGATCGTTCAATCCATTCGACCCGGCTCCAAGCCGCACGTTGTCAAGGTGGAGCCTGCGCCCGCCGCTAGCACAAACAAGGTGTTCACCGACGAGATGGCCGCCGCAGCGCGCGCCCGCCTCAAGGCCAAGCTGGGCCGGCTGAATTCGCTGCTGGACCCGCAGGACATGCTCGACGGCATCACGCTGGCCGGCTACCACGTCGAGAAGGGCGCGCGCAGCTTCGCCGCCTTCGCGCAGGCCATGCTCGCGGATCTTGGCGAGGGTGTGCGCGCCCACCTCAAGAGTTTTTACATGGGCGTGAAGTATTCGCCCGCCGCGGCCGAGTTCTCCAAGGACATGAGCAGCGCCGCGTTCGTGGAGGAGTTCGACCTGTCGCATATCGCGGCGCCGTCCGACACGGACACCCTTGAAACTCAGCCGCCCGCGGCAGATACTGGAGCCAATGATGGAAGCAGCAGCCCAACACTCGACGTGGATCGCGCAGGCCCGGGGCCACTGGAAGGAGCACCTTCCGGGGATGTACGCGCGCCTGCAGGAGAGCGGAAAACTGGAGACGGCACTGGCCGAAGCAGCGACGGCGACCAGCGAGGGGATGCACGCCCTGATGCAGCAGGGGGCAACGTGGCAGGAGGCGTGGGAGCAGGTGCGGGAACAGTACCTGTTTCCACCGGAGGAGCCGAGCAAGGAAAAGGCCCCGCCAAGCCAAGGGTACCGCGTACACCGCGAGCTGATGGCGGGCCTGGGCTCTTTGACGATGCCGGGGGAACGGGAGGAGTAAACCCGGCCCCGAACGCCGCGCCCACGCCGGCGCCGCAGTTCAAGCCGTCCGAGGACTTCACCATCGAGGATGACCTCGCGCTGGGTGACGGCGGCGAGAAAACCAAGTTCAAAAACAACGTGGCGGCGATTCGCCTGTTGCGCGAGCTCGAAGCGGCCGACCGCATGGCGACACCCGACGAGCAGCGCACGCTCGCCCAATACGTGGGCTGGGGCGCCTTGTCCAAGGCATTCGACGCTGACCGCGCGGAATGGGCCAAGGAGCACGCCGAGCTCAAGGATCTGCTGTCGCCCGAGGAGTTCGCCGCAGCGCGGCAATCCACCCGCTACGCGCACTACACCAGCCGCCAGATCATCCAGGACGGCGTTTATGCCGCGCTGCATCACTTCGGCTTCACCGGCGGGCGCGTGCTCGAGCCGGGCGCCGGCGTGGGCAACTTCATCGGCATGATGCCCGCCGACATGCGCAGCGCGGGCCGCATCACGGCCATCGAGCGCGAGCCCATCGCCGCCGGCATCGCCAAGAACCTGTACCCGCTGCAAAACGTGCAGCAGGCCGACTTCACCGCGTTCAAGGGCACCGATGGCTATTTCGACGCGGTGGTGGGCAACCCGCCGTTCGCCTCCGACCCGCAGACCGACACCAGCGGGCGCAAGCACCTGGGCGGCCTGACCCTGCACAACTACTTCTTCGCCAAGAGCGTGGACCTGATGCGCGAGGGCGGGATCTTGGCGCAGGTGGTGACCAACTCGTTCATGGACGCGGCCGGCGACCGGGCCCGCAAGTACATCAGCGACCGCACCAAGCTGATGGGAGCCATCCGCCTGCCGAACAACGCATTCAGCAAGAACGCGGGCACCGAGGTGACGACCGACATCATCTTTCTGCAAAAGCGCCCGGAGGCCGAGTGGGGCAACAAGGCGACGCGCCAGGAAGCCAAGGCGTGGCTGGACGTGGTGAAGCAGACCGACCGGCGCAACGGCGGGCAGTACAACCTCAACCAGTATTTCATCGACCACCCGGAGATGATGCTCGGCGACTTCGGCGCGCACGGCACGATGTACGGGCCCAACCAGCCGGCGCTCATCGCCCGGCCGGGGCAGGACACGCTCGCACTGCTCCGCGAGGCGGTGCAGCGCCTGCCGGGCAATGTGTTCGTGGACCGTGCGGTGCTCGGCACCGACGCGGCCATCGAGAACGCCACCAAGGCCCTGACGAACCCGCCGGTGCAAGAGGGCGGCTTCTATGTCGAGGGCGACAAGCTGATCCAGCGCGTACCCGACATTGCCGGCGAGCCGCGCGGCCGGGAAATCAACGCCGCAACGCAGTGGACTGCCAAGACGCCGCTGGGGGAGGCGGGCTACCAGAAGATCCGCGCGCTCACGCAGATGCGCACCACGCTGCGCGGACTGCTGGCGGCCGAATTGTCCGGCGACAAGGACATGGACGCCCTGCGCACGACGCTGGGCAAGCAGTACGACGACTACACCAAGGCGCACGGCCTGCTGGGCGACCCGGGCACCGCGCGCGTCTTCGATGACGACCCGGATTTCCCGCTGCTGCTGTCCCTGGAGCACGAGTACCGGCCCGGCATCGGCATGGCCGCGGCCAAGCGCCAGGGCATCAAGCCGACCAAGAGCGCGGCGAAAAAGGCGCCGATCTTCATGCGCCGCGTGGTCGACGCGCGCAAGCCGGTGCAGAAGGTGGAGACGCCCGCCGACGCGCTGGCCGTCTCGATGGCCGAGCGCGGCAAGCTCGATACCGTCTACATCGGCCAACTGCTCGGCAAAGACCCGCAGGAGGTGTTGAAGGAGCTGAGCACCGGCGACAAGCCGCAGCTGTTCCTGGACCCGGCGACCGACGAATACGCGCTGCGCGACGCCTACCTGTCGGGCAACGTGCGCGCGAAGCTGGAGCAGGCCAAGCAGTCCGGGCTGAGCATGAACGTGCGCGAGCTGGAGAAGGTGCAGCCCGAGGACGTGGGCGCGCATGAAATCTCGGCGCGCATCGGCTCGCCGTGGGTGCCCACCAGCGTCTACGAGGACTTCGCCAAGGAATTGTTCGGCGAAGGCTCGACGGCCCGCGTGCACTACATGGCGCTCAATAGCTCGTACACGATCAGCACGTCCGGCACCAACGAGGTGAACACCACCAACAAGTGGGGCACGCCGCAGTACTCCGGCCCGGAGCTGATGTCCGCGCTGCTGAACAACCGCACCATCCGCGTGATGCACCCGAAGGTGGGCGACACGCCGGCGTCGCTGAACGTGGAGGCCACCGATATGGCCAACACGAAGGCGCAGGAAATCCGCGACCGCTTCCAGGATTGGCTCTTTGCCGAGCCGGAGCGTTCCGAGCTGCTCGTGCGCACGTACAACGACACGAACAACAACTACGTGACGCGCAACTATGACGGCTCGTGGATGACGTTTCCGGGCAAGGTGCCCAATTCCGTGTTGCCGGGCGACGGCGGCATTTCGTTTCGCCGCCACCAGCGCAACGCCATCGCGCGTATCGTGCAGGACCGCACCGCGCTGCTCGACCACGTAGTCGGCGCTGGCAAAACCTTCACCATCGTCGCCGCGGCAATGGAGCTGCGCCGCACCGGGCTGGCCAAGAAGCCGCTCGTGGCCGTGCCGAACCACCTTGTGAAGCAGTGGGCCGCCGACTTCTACCGGCTGTACCCGGGCGCCAACATCCTCACGGCCACGAAGAAGGACTTCGAGAAGGTCAACCGCCGCCGCTTCCTTGCCAAGATCGCAACGGGCGACTGGGACGCCGTGGTGATCGCGCACAGCTCCTTCGGCTTCATCAAGCCGGGCGCGGAATTCGAGGCCGAGTTCAACGAGCGGCAGGTGAAGATGATCATGGACACCATCGCCGCGGTGCAGGACGGCGATGGTGAGAAGGCGCAAAAGAAACGCACCGTCAAGCAACTCGAGGGCATGAAGGAGCGGCTGCAAAACCGCATCAAGAGCCTGCGCGACAAGGCGATGGACGACCTGCTGGACTTCGAGCAGCTCGGCGTCGATCAACTGTTCGTTGACGAAGCCCACATGTTCAAGAACCTGATGTTCACCACGAAGATGCAGGGCGTCTCAGGGCTGGGCGATGGGTCGGGCTCGCAGCGCGCCTACGACATGTACGTGAAAAGCCAGGAGGTGCTGGAGAAGAACGGGCGCGGCCAGGGGCTGGTGTTCGCGACCGGCACGCCAGTGTCCAACTCGCTGGGCGAGAAGTACCACATGATGCGGTACCTCATGCCCCGGCAGATGGAAGAACTGGGCTTCCAGTCGTTCGACGCCTGGGCCAACACCTTCGCCGCCGTGCAGCAGGTGTGGATGCAGAAATTCAGCGGCGACGGCTACAAGCCGCAAAACCGCATGAGCGATTTCGTGAACGTGCACGAGCTGCTGAAAATGTTCGATCAGGTGGCCGACACGGTGACGCTGGACGACATCAAGAAGGCGTACAAGGAGGAGAACAACGGCGAGGAGTTCCCGATCCCGCGCGTGAAGACCGGGCGGCGCCAGCCGGTCAGCCTGGAGAAGTCGGCCGCGCAGATCGCCTACATGGAGCACATTGCCGCGCGCGCCAAGATCCTCGAAGCGCGCAGGGGCCCGCCGCGCAAGGGTGATGACAACGCGCTGGTGATCATGGGCGACGCACGCAAGGCGGCGATGGACATTCGCCTGATCAGCCCGGCCAAGCTGCGCAAGGCCATCGGCTATGACGTGGACGGCCGCGACCCGGGCGGGCGCATCGACCGCAGCGCGCAGGAAATCCACCAGCGCTATCAGCAGTGGAACCACGTGAAGGGCACGCAGCTGGTGTTCGCGGACCTGGGCACGCCCGTCGAGCACGCGGCCACCGAGTTGAAGGAGTACGAGGCGCTGATGGAGCGCATCAACGCCGCGACCGATGATGTTCGCCTGCGGGCCGAGCTTGGGGCGGAAGACGCACTGGTGATCGTGAATGATGCCGAGGACGCGCAAGCCGACATCGACGTGAAGGGCCAGGACTGGCTCGACGGCATCGAGGCGGCGCAACGCGGGTTCAGCATCTACGACGACTTGAAGGCGGCGCTGATCGAGCGCGGCATGCCCGAGGACCACATCGCGTTCATCCACGACTACGGCAACGATGAACGCAAGGCGACGCTGTTTCGCAAGGTGAACGCGGGCGACATCCGCGTGCTGATCGGCTCCACCGCGAAGATGGGCGCTGGCACCAACGTGCAGGAGCGCATCGTGGCCGAGCACCACCTGGACGTGCCGTGGCGCCCGAGCGACGTGGAGCAGCGCGAGGGCCGCATCGAGCGCCAGGGCAATAGCCTGCTGTGGACGCCGCAGAACCCGAACGGCATCAAGGACTTCGAGGTGGAAATCTTGGCCTACGTGACCAAGGACACCCTGGACATGCGCATGTGGCAGATCCAGGAGGTGAAGCTCAAGATGATTCACCAGCTGCGCACGCGGCAGATTTCGCGCGACATCGACAACGCTTTCGAGGACATGGAAATGTCGGCCGGCGAGATGCAGGCCGCGGCGACCGGCAACATGGACCTGTTGCGCGAGATTCAGGCGCGCAGCGATATCAAGAAGCTGGAGCAGAAAAAGCGCAGCTTCGACGCCCAGCGCTCGGACCTCATCAACCGCAAGAAGCGCGCCGCCGAAAAGCTCGCGCAGCTGCCCGCGCAAATCAAGGGAGCCGAGGTGTTGGCCGAGGGCTCGCGGGAGTACCGCAAGGCACTGGAGGACAACGCCGAGAGCTTCAAGGTCACCATCGACGGCAAGGACTTCACCGACCGCCATCTGGCCAGCGCCTACCTGCTGGACAAGATCGACGGCAAGATTTACGTGCGCACGGTGGAAAAGGACGGCAAGAAGCTGCGCGAGGAAATCAGCGCCGAGCAGTGGGCCGCGCTGCCCACCGGCGACGAGCGTGCGTTCTATGACCCGAAGGCCGCGCCGCTGGACCTGACCATGAACGGCGATCTGTTCACCGCCCGCGCAAAGCTGCAGGAGGCGTGGAGCAACGTCGCGGGCGACCGCGAGCCCATCGTGTGGGAGTACCAGGGCAAGACATTCAACCGGCGCACCGCGCTGGCCGTGGCGCAGCGCCAAGCCGTGGCCGACGCCGTGGCAGACGAGAAGGAAGTGGACCTGGGAAAAGTCGGCCCGTTCGCGGTGACGGCCGAAGGGCAGACCGGCAAGTGGGGCAAGTTCCTGGACGTGGTGATGACGTACAAGGGCCGCAAGATCGAGGGCGACATCGGCGTGCCCGAGGGCGACGTCTCCACGCAACTGGCCGAGCGGATGGCGTCTTGGGCCAGCCGCAAAGCCGAGCACGCGGCCGATGACCTGCAATACCTGAAAGGCGACCTCGAGCGCGCGCAAAAGCAGAAGGCCGAGCTCGACGCGGCCGACGATGTGGGCGACGTGTGGCCCGAGCAGAGCAAGCTGGAGGAAGCGCGAAACCGCCACAAGGCCATCCTCGCGCGTCTGGGCGGCCAGAAGGACGCGCCGCCAGCCACCGGCGACGAGCCGGCGTTCGGGCAGGGCGCAGCCACCGGCGGCATGAGCCCCGCGCTCGCGCAGCACGCGGCCGACACGGTGGCATCCGTGTGGGACAACGCGCCGCAGATCGTGGCGCTGCCCTCCATCGCGCGCGCACCGCAGAAGGTGCAGGACGACGCACGCCGGCGCATGGAGCGCGGCGGCGGCAAGCCCAAGGCCGTCTTCTATGACGGCACGGTGTACCTGTTCGCTGACGCGCTGGCCAGCCCGGCCGAGGCGGTGGAGTACACCTATCACGAAGTCCTGGGTCACTTCGGCATGCACGGGCACCTTGGCCCCGAGTTGGACAAGGAATTGAAGGCCGTCGCCACGCTGCGCAAGGAAGACATCAGCGCGATGTACGAGCGCACCGGCAAGGAGCGCAGCGCCGCGATGGATCTGCGCATGGCCGAGGAGGTGGTGGCCTACATGGCGCAGACCAAGCCCGAGCTGTCGCTGGTGCGCCGCGTCATCGCTGCCATCAAGAACTTCCTGCGCGACCACGTGCCGGGCTTCGGCTCGCTGAACATGAGCGACGCGGACATCATCCAGAAATTCGTATTACCTGCTCGCCAGTTCGTGGAGGGCGCCCCAACGGACCCGAATGGCGGCGGCGAGTTCGATCCTGCGTTCGGTCAAGCGCGAGGCTTGAATTCACGAGAAATCCAGGTCAATGGAAAGTGGAGGCCCATCGAGACGGCCGGCGGCGAACTGATCGCGCCCACGTTCCATGGGCAAAGCGAATTTTGGAAAAAGCACGCCGACGCCTTCGCGCTGGATGACAAGGGCCGGCCGAAAGCAACGCCGGCAGAAATCAAGGCGCTGATGGGCGACAACCCTGACGATGCGATGTTCGCCCAGGGTGCGCCGCTGAACGATCCGCGCGCCTTGTGGGGACGCGCCAAGCAAAGCCTTGCGGACATGAGCAGCGCGCCGGGCACGATGCACTGGTGGAATAAAAGCATTGGCACGGAATATCACCTTGCGCAGAAGTACCCGGCGTTCAAGGCCGTGTTCGACCGCGTGCAGGACTTCATCAACGACTCCAGCCTGTACGCCAACGAGGCGGCCGATCTAGCCCGCACCATCCTGCCGAAACTAGAGGGCTGGCGCGATGTGGTCCCGAAGCTGCTGGGCGGGAGCGGCAAGTCGCCTATTTCTGCCGCGTTCAATCGGCAGATCCAGGCGCCCATCAACGAGGGGACGCTGATCTGGACGCGCGGGGAGGACGGCAAGCCCGTGCGAGTAGATGAGTTGGAGAAGGCTGCCGACAAGATGAGCGCCGACCAGAAGGCGCAGGCCATGTTGCGCGCGGGCAAGCTGCCTGAGAGCGTGTTGAAAATGTGGCGCGGCCTTCCGCTGGATCAGTACCAGCAGGCCGTCTCCACTGCCTACAAGAACCGGATGTTGACCCCGGGCATCGTGTGGACGGACGCGGAGTTGCGCGAGAAATTCGGACTCGGCGCCGCACAGATCGCCCTGTACCGCGAGTTCCGCGCCGCGGTGGACCGCAGCATCACGCAGCTCGCCGTGAGCGACTTGGTGCGCTTTGTCGGGCAGGATGGCGACTTCATCCGCGATCAGGTGCTGGCTGCGCCGGATGTGATGACGGCCGCCAAGATGCTCGTGCAGCAGATCGACCAGCTTATCGTGGACAACCCCGAGCGGCAGGACGTTCTCAACGACACGGCCGCCAAGGTCAAGTTGAAGGCCGACAAGGCGCATGAACTGATCCAGCGCGGGTATGCCCCGCTGTCTCGCTTCGGGCACTACACGATCACCGTTCGGGCAAAGAGCGATGACGGCGAGCCCGGCGAGGTGCTGTACTTTGGCATGTACGAGAGCCGCCCGGAAGCCGCGAAGGCTGCGCGGCAGCTCGCCGCGGAAGAAGACTTCCAAGGCGCAACGCTGGTGCGCGGCACGATCAGCCACGAGCAATACAAACTGTTCGCCGGCGTGAACCCCGACACCATTGAGCTGTTCGGAGAAATGCTCGGCCTGGAGGGCGCGGGCAATGCAGCATCCGATCAGGCGTTCCAGCAGTTCTTGAAGTCGGCGCGCAGCAACCGCAGCACGATGAAGCGGATGATTCATCGCAAGGGCACGGCGGGATTCTCCGAGGACGTTCCGCGCGTGCTGGCGTCCTTCCTTTACAGCAACGCACGCCAAGCCAGCCGGAACCTGCACTCTCTGGAAATCGACCGCATGGGCAACGAGATTGCGCAGGCAGAGGGCGAGTTGAAGGATCATGCCGTCAAGCTGATCGACTACGTGAAGAACCCCGTGCAGGAGGCGCATCAGTTGCGTGGACTGCTATTCGCGCAGTTTCTTGGCGGGAGCATCGCATCCGCCATGGTCAACATGAGCCAGCCCTTCATGATGACGCTGCCCTACCTGTCGCAGTTCGGTGCACGCGAGGCCGTCTCGAATTTCAAGTGGGCGTTGCTTCACGGATGGAAGGACACCACTGGCGACCCGACCTTGGACGCGGCGATCAAGCGGCGCGTGGAGGACGGCACCATCGCGCCCCATGAAGTTCATCAACTCCTTGCGCAATCGCTGGGCAAGGCCGAACTGAAATCAGGCGACGGCACGCTCACCGGCGATGCGGCGGCACAGGCGAATAACGCGCTCGCGCGGCTGCAGCTCGGATGGGGAAAGTTCTTCTCGACCGCCGAGCTTTTCAATCGGCGCGTCACCTACGTGGCCGCCTACCGCCTCGCCAAAGAAAAGAAGATGGCCGACCCGGACGCCTTTGCCAAGAAGGCGGTGGACGAGAGCCAGGGCGTTTACAACAAGGGCAACAAGCCTGTATGGGCCCGCGGCGCGGTGGGCAGTGTCGCGATGACGTTCAAGCAGTACAGCATCGCGTACTTGGAGTTCGTCGCGCGCATGTGGACCGCAGGAGAGCCGGGAAGCCCGGAGCGAGCGGCCGGTCAGCGCGCGGTGTACTTCGCTGCCGCCATGCTGCTGATGATGGGCGGCGCCGGCGGCCTGCCGTTTGAAGACGATGTGGCCGATGTGGTGGACGGCATCATGCAACGCCTGGGCTACAACTGGAACACGAAGCAAAAGCGCCAGGAGATGCTGGAGAAGGCATTCGGTCGCGGCTTCGGGCACGTGCTGGAGAAGGGTGTTTCTGGTCTGCCGGGCGTGCCGATTGATGTCGCCGGCCGCTTCGGTATGGGCAACCTCATCCCCGCCACCGGGCTGCTGCAAAAGAAGGCCGATCACACCAGCGACGTTCTGGAAATCGGAGGCCCGGCCGCGAGCCTCGCCAAGCGATTCTTCCAGGCCAGCAACCTCGCGGCGGAAGGCCGAATCGTGGACGCCGGCTTGCTGGCCTCGCCGGTCGCCGCGTCCAACATCGCCAAGGCCATCGACATGGCATCGAGCGGTATCTACAAGGACAGTGCGGGCAAGAAGGTGATGGACGTCGACGGCTGGGATGCCATGTCGAAACTGATCGGGTTCCAGCCTTCTGCCGTGGCGCGCGTCCAAGATGCCGACCGATCCGCGCAGGTGATGGTGGAGCAGGTGAAGATGCGCGAACGGGAAATCTCGCAGCAGTGGGCGCAGGCGCTTGCTGACGGGGATCGGGATGGTGCGACCAAGGCGCGCGAAGCCATCGCGGCGTGGAATGCCAAGAACGAGGACACCCCCATAAAAATCAAACTTGGAGATGTGCTGCGCCGCGCGAAAAACATGCGAATGGATCGCGCGACGCGCATCGAGAAAAGTGCGCCAAGCGAAGTTCGCGGAACCGTTCGGGAAATGCTGCGCGAACCGTAGAATGGACGAAGCCCCGGCGCACTGACATGCGGGCGGGGCCTCTTACCACCAACCTTAGAAGGGAAGGCCGATGGCTGACGCAATTCTACGCGCGCCGCTCACCTATGTGGCCGCCAAGCGCCTGCTGCACGCGGGCAATACGCTGTAGCCCGAAAAGAAAGCCGCCCGGTTACAACGCCGGGCGGCTTCAAAGGGGAGGGAGGATGTTGAAGGAGGCTGAGAGCGCCCATCCTACCGCTTGCGTCGCCCGAGCACAACGAGTAAACCCGGGATGAAACATTCTGTAGGAATTGACCGACTGCGACCGTAGAATCCCGCCTACACCTGCTCAGCTTGACAGTGGGTGCCCACCAACAAAAAGGAACAATGGGCATGTCGGCGGCCAGCATTTCTATCGCATCAGGGCTGTTTTTCGTCCTGCTCAGCGCCTTGCGGGGCTGCTCGTGAAAGAGCCGGAGGCCACCGTCACATTCACTGCCGTGGGCGGTGCTGCTGCCATCCTTGGGCCCGTTATCGGGCCCTTTGCGTTGGTGCTGTTCGCCGCTGTGATGGGGGGCATGCTGGCCATGTCCAAGGAGCGCGGCAAGGACGATCTGCCAATGACGCGCCTGGAGGGCGTGCAGTTCGTTGCCGTGAGCGCCGGCGTGGCGATTGTGCTGAGCGGGTTTTGCGTGTGGCTGGTGGAGCGCTACACCGACATCCCCGGAAACATCGCGCTGATGCCGGTGGCCTTCTTTCTCTCGCTGGGCCGCGGCTTCATGCTCGGATTGGTCGAGCGCATCGTGGGCGTCATCGGTGACGTGTTCGCGGCCTATGCCCAGCGCCGCACGGGGGGTGACGGCAAATGAACCTCTTGGTCCTGCAATTCGCCTTGGGCTGCGCGCTGTTCTATTCGTGCTTTTGCCGCCTGACCAAGACCAACGCGGACACCGTTCGCGAGATTCGCTGGGCCATTTTGCTGGAGGCGGTGGCCGCCGGACTGGTGGCTGGCGCGCCGCTGCTGCCGCTGATGGTGCCGCAGCTTCACGGCACATCGCCGCTGCAGTGGATGCCGTGGACCACGCCCTGGTGGATCTGGCTGGTGCTGCTGCTGGCCGCCACGCTGGTGCAGCTGGCCACCGCGCGCTACTGGCGCTTCAACGTGCCCGAGGACTTCCAGACAAGGGGATTCCTGCCATGAGCCTGATCGAACGCGCAAGCGAAGACTGGGACCGGATCTTGACGTTGTGCGGCTGTCAGCCGCGCGAGGCTATCTCATGGTCGGGCGTCTTCGCTGAATACCTCGCCGGCGACGCGCTCAACATGGGTGAGGAGGAGCTGGACGACTTCCTGGGGCAAGTGCTGCACGAAAGCGGCATGCTGCGCGCGACGGTCGAGAACCTGAACTATTCGGCCGAAGGGCTGATGCGCACGTGGCCCTCGCGCTTTCCCGATCTGGCCACGGCCAACCAGTACGCGCGCCACCCGGTGGAAATCGCCAATAAGGTGTACGGCGGCCGGCTGGGCAACTGCAAGCCGGGTGACGGATGGAAGTACCGCGGGCGCGGCCTGATCATGGTGACGGGGCTGGATGGCTACACGCACCTGGGCGCGCTCATGGGGCTGGATCTGGTGGACGAGCCGGAACTGCTCGAGCAGCCCGAACATGCGCTGCGCGCGGCCATCCTGTGGTGGGAGGGACGTGTTCCTGACGCCTTCATCAACGATCTGGTGAAGGTCACCCGGCGCGTCAACGGCGGCGACATCGGCATCAAGCACCGGGCCCAGGTGACGGCGGCGGCGGCCGGAGCATTGGCGGTCGCATGAACGCCGTCCTCGACTGGTTCAGCCCCACGCGCATCATCATCGTGCTGGGGCTCGCGCTGGCCCTGCTGGCGTCCGTGCTGGGGTACGGCGAGGTGCGCTACAGCGCCGGCGAGAAGGCGGCCGAGCAGGTAGCCGAAGCCGCCATCCTGAAACTCAAGACGCAGGCCGCCATGGATCTGGCCACCGAAACGCGCAAGGTGCTGGCGCTCGAGCGGGCGCTGGCCAACGTCACGGCAAAACTGGAGGCCGACTATGAAAAACGCAGGATGGACAGCCGCGCGGCTGAAACGGCTCTGGCCGCTGATGCTGCTCGCAATGGCGGGCGGCTGCGCGACCCGAACGCCGGACGTGGGATCTGTGGTGGTGGCGCCCCAGGTGCAGCTGCCGCCGGTGCCGCAAGCAGTGCTGCGCCTGGAGCCGAAGCCCCCGGGCTTTTATCCGAACCTCTTACGCGACTACTTCAACGAGTCGCCAGCGAAGCCCAAGGATGGAATGACGCCTTCGCCCTCTGCAGGGCCCACGCCATCGAGGTGAACGGGATGATGAATTCGCCGTTGTCTCCCCACCCCTGAGCCGGAGGCCGCAAACCGTCCGGCGGGCCCTTATTGGATTGGGGGCCTTCTCCAGCAGGGGTTTCATAGGGCCGCTCGGAGGCAACCGGGCGGCCCTTTTCTCGTCAGCGGGCGGTGATGTGGATGCCGCGCTCGGCCAGCAGCTTGGCGCGGCCTTCGGGGCTGGCGATGCGATACAGCCAGTCCTGGCCCAACTCCTCGATGGCATCGATCACCCGCAGGTATTCGGCGGCGGTGACGTCTTGGTGCGCGCGTGCGGGTGGCTGCGCGGTGCGGGTGACTTCGAGAGTAAGCATGTTCGCGTCCTTTCCATGGTGCGGCCAACCTTGTAAGTGGCCGCTCACTTGCGGTGACGCGGAATGTAATATGGGAACTTTCAGCCGTCAAGCTCAGGTATTGCCGCCGGATCGATCCCCCGGGGGTGCGGATGCAGATGGAGCGGCGCCGTCGATGAGGCTGGTGAACTTGGCCCACGTCAGGCACCAAGCGCACGGCTTGCCCGCCTTCGCGCCGTTGTCCGAGTCCCAAATGCCGGGAACCTCGTGTCCGTGGCCGGGAGCGTTTCCCCCATCGTCCTCATCCATCTCGCGAAACACAGCCTCAAGAATCGCGCGATCCTCGGCCGAAAGCGAAATGGCCCGCGCATCGGGTGCTGCTGGTGCAGGCGTGGCGAGTGCGACGACTGCATTTAAGTCGGCAAGGCCCACGCGATCCAGCGCCAGCTTCGCGCGCCCGTCGATTTCGTTGTCCGGGTAGGCTCCCATGCGCAGCTCGTGGAGGAACGTCGCCAGAATCGCCAGCTTGTGCGAATCCTGCCGCGCCTCTGGTAGCGCTCCTACCTGACCAACTTTCAGCGTTGCATCTTCGGATTGGAGAGGTTGATAAGTCATGTCGGCTTACTCCTGTGGCTGTATGGTGGGCTGGGTAGATGCAAGGGCGGCGTGCCTCTGCACACACTTGGCGTCCTTGACGCGGATCCGAGCTGCGGTAAAGGACTTCATCGATTCGCATTCAGCGAGAGAAGCAATGCCCGGGATCGATCGCATTTCGCTCTGTCCAGATAGCAGCGATACCACCACGTAAAAAAGGGTGTATGAGGTCACGGTGTCGGCTCCTTCGGGGTCTGTAGGGAAATGGATTTCTAAGGAGCCGTTGGGTCCATGGTGACGAAGGTCATTTCCCACCATGGACCAGTTAGCAGTTTGTTCTCGTTCACCGGATACACAAGTTTGAGAGCGGCCACTGGCAAGCCCCGCTCACACGCAACACCGAACGCCTTGAACCCCGCGGCCACGGGCCCGAAGAAGCGCACGGTAGGCTCCGCAAACGGGTGCCCCTCTCCGCCCTGACAGGATTCAAAGGTTTCTACGCCGCCTTCCTGCAAGGCAAGTACATAGGACCGTATGCCGGAGTCCAACGCCATATCCAGCCCAGCTTCAAATGATTCACGAGCTGTCATTCCGCCCCCTCAGAGGTAGCTGCAACACCGCTTGCGCTATCCCGGGCGATGATGGCGCGGGCGCTGGATTTTGCTTGCCTTACGCGCTCGGCGGCTCGGACGATGCGAATATCGGACGCCGCTGCGGACGACCGAAGGCTGAAATGCTCGTCCTCTGCCGCCACCAGCTCCCGCAGCACTTCCATGGGCTCGCTCACTGCCACTGGTTGAGATGCGCGAGCTGCGTAGAAGTCTGCGATTTCATCGGCCAGCAATTCGATCTGCGCCTTGCCGGGGCCAATGTCGCCGCCCGATGTGATGCGATCCACCAGGAGCGAGCCGTCGCCCATATCGTCTACCCAGTTCGACAAGCGGAAGCCTGCGATCAACTCGGCCAACTTCGTGCGCTCGTCTGCATCTATAGGCTGCGCGACTGGGGAGGCTGCAACGATAGGCTCCCCATTGAGGTCTAGAGCCGTCCGATTTCCCCAATCGGGATCGGCTGGGGATGCCAGCTCGGCTCGGATGATGGGGAGGGCAGCACGGCTCGCCTCTTTTGCGCGAGCGGCGATCCTGATGAAGTTCCATGCTTGCCGCGCGTGGAAGCGGTCTGCGGCGGCGTCGTCGTTCATCGCTTCCATCGGCAGGCCCATCCCGGCAAGCGCGATTTCGTCCAGCGCATCGAGCGCGATGTCGAGGCGTTGCGCCAGCACTTCCATGGGCTCGCTCCCTGCTACTGGTTGAGCAGCGCGAGCGCGATAGCCGATCCATGCAAAACAAATCGAGGCATCCGCGTATTCCTCCGGGTCGGAAGCGTCGCGGATGAAGTTGGCACCAGGATGCCGAGCGGACCAGAATTTCTCGAACTTCGCCCGCTCGTCTTCTTGCCCCACTGGCCCCACTGGCTGCGAGGCGACGGTCAGATAGCCCGGTTTGGTTTTGTGCCAAGCAGCGCGAAAGGCTTCGCGGGCGGTCGCTGGAGCGCCGTTGAGATTCCGCAGATACTGCCGGTACTGAGCATCGCACTCGTCGGAATCAAGGCCCAGCATGACGCGCTCCTGCATTGCGGCTTTCGGGCTGCAGTCCGGGCATGGCTCGCCACCTTCGCCCGGCTCGTAAAAGCTCGGGCCGCCAAGCCATCCTGACCCGCCGCACGACAGGCAGCGCATCGCTGTATCAATCGCATGGTCGGCGGTTTCCTCGGTGAGGTAGTAGCCGCTGTTCATTCCGTTGGGCATGGCGATGCACGGCTGGCCCGCAATCCCGGTGCGCTCTATAGCCAAGTTGCGCAGGTGGCGGTAACGCGCCGCATCTGTCAGATCGCTCGCCTGCGGCCCCACTGGCTGCGAGGATTCAAGAACTGCGCGCTCAATGGCTCGGGCAAAGTCGTGGGTGAATGGGCGCGGCTCTGTGATGTCGTATGGGCCAACTTCCCGAGTCAACACGGCTCTAACCTTATCGTCTTCGTTGCGCAGGAAATCAAGAATCACGGCGTCGATCTTTTCAGCGGTGAGCATGGTTGTCTCCCTTCATGGTTACGTCGATAGCGAACACGCGCACAGGCTTATCGCCAAAGTGGGGATGGGTGATCGTCTCGATGCCGTAGCCGTTCCACACGCGATGTAGGCGGCGCTCGTGGTCATCGCGGGCTGGGTAGCCCTTGGTCAGAACGATTTCGCTGTAGCTGCGGCCGATGAGGCGCTTGCTCCAGTAGTCGTTGACCAGCCGATATTCCTTCGGCTTCGACCCATCGCGGATCGCGTCGAAGTATTCGGCTTTGAGTGACAGGACAAGTGCGGTCACTTCGCACCCCCAGCCATGGCAGAACGGATGGCGGCGCGAACAGTGGGACCGTGTCCGAGTGCACGCCCCCATGCGGGGCACCTAATGATGTAGTGCGTCTTGCCTTCGCGAAGGAAGTAGTCGATGTGAAAATCCTCGCGAGACTCCAGCCAATCCAGCAGCATTTCCGCATCCCCTGTAGACGGTGCTGCGCCTGATTGATCGGCAGGGGTGGCGCGACGGCTACGGTCGTAGTTCGCGCCAAGGTGGAAGCCTCGCTTGAAGAGGCTGTATTCCGTGCCGTGCCCTTCATCGACAACTGCTTTCCAGTCGGCGTCGAGTTGCCGTTCCAGAGCTTTGCGCTCGGCGTCGTCCTTGCGGAATTTCGCCTCCATCGGGTGAATGTCGTAGCGGCCGCTCATGACAGGCTCCTCTTGAAATTCTCAGCCCGCGCAATCATTCCTTGCAGGCGGTTGCGCGGCTCAAGTTCGTTATCGAGGCCGTGCGAGATCGCGTCATCAATGAACGCGAGAACGGCATCCTGCGGCACCAAGGCGGGCACCCCAGGTGAAGCAACACCCACCTGTTCCGGCTGGGCAGTTGTCAAGAAATCCTTGACAGGTGGGGCGGGGAGATGAGGTGCGTAGAGGGGGAGCCAGCCTGCGTTTTCCTCGGGCGGCTCCTTGTCCCAATAGAACTCCGGCTCGTCCATGCCGATGGGCCTGCCGGTGCCGTCCTCGTAGATGAAGTCGCGCTTCATCCACGCCACTGGCAGCACTTCATCTCCTGCGGCCCCCGAAGGGCGAGCGGCTTCCTGCGGCGATGGCGCAGCACGGCCAACCTGCAAGGCGTCGGACATGCCAGCGGTGTAGCCCGCATCAAAGCTGCCGTACTCGTAGCAGGAGCCGTCCGCGATGCTCTGGCTGAAGGCTGCGACCATCTTGTGATACCAGAACTTCACGTCCCGGCCCCACTGATCGAATGAGGTAGTCGGCTCATCTGGCGCAGCAGGGAGAGCGAGGGCTTCTACTTCGTCGGCCCAGCCGTTCATGCGAACGGACAGCTCGTGCTCCGCGACGAATTGCGCGCGGGATCGCAGATAGTCAGCCAGTCCTTGCAGCGGTGTCGGTACGGGGGACTCAGACATTGCTTGCTCCTTCGGATACGACGAGCTTCGCGCGTGCAAGGCGCTTTGCGGCGAACTCGGTCAGTGGTTCGATGAATCGGCGGCGGATTTCATCGCTGAAACACTCGGGGTCCGTCTTCACGATGGCCGCGCCGATCTGTCGCAGTTCCTCGGCGCGCAGATCGTTGCCATGACACTGGAAGTCCATGCTGTCGGCCTGATCCTGCTGCATGTCGTGGTAGTCCATCAGGATCAGCAGCGCATCGGGATTGCCCAGCAGGTACTTCTGTTCGGCGGGCGTCAGGGTCGGTACGGGGGCGGTGGGGGTGGGGGAGACGGGGGAGTTCAAAGCGGTAGCTCCAGGTTGTTGCGCTTGGCCACGCGCGTTGCGTAGGCCGTCTCGATGTGGTGCTGCTGGTCGTAGGCGAGGTGATGGCGCTGGCACGCGACAAAGAGGTTATCCGGCGCGCAGTTGGTCGGGTCGTGATCCAGGTGTGCCACGGTGAGCACAATGACGATGATGTCCGGCTCGCCCTTCGGCGCTGGCCCATCGCCGTAAGCCCTGAAATGGAGTTCGGCGGCAAGTTGCCGCGCGTAGGCGTACTCGTGCACGCGCTCGGCCTTGGCCATCCAAAATGGGCCGGACCTAGACCGCATCCACATGCCTACATCGTATTGCTGCGCGGTGCAGCCCTCGTGCTGGCATCGCCATGCCGCCCGCTCGCGCGCCTGCAGGCTGATCGTTGGCCAGTCCTTGGGATATTTGCCCTTGTTTTCCTTTTTTATGGGCATTGCAGTCTCCCGCTCCAATCGCGGTCTCGCTTCGCTGAGTTGCATGACTTGCAAGCCGGAGCGACATTTCGCGCGGTGTGCCGGCCACCTTTAGATAGTGGGGTAATGTGGTCAACCGTGAGTTTTTTTGGTTCCCCGCAATACGCGCACCTATTTTTGTACCGCTGGCAAACGTCTAGCCATTCTGAATGCGTCAGATCACCATCATGTTCAGCAGCACGGCGGCGCGCCTTGAAGTTGGCCTGTGCGAATCTATACTTCTCCCCTTTCGCGTGCCGCCGCGCCACCGCCCTCCGCAATTCCATTTGCGACGGGCTGCTCTTTACGCGGGCAGCCCTGCTCGCGTTTTTGCAAACGCCTGAACAATACGCGGCCTTTGCAGACTTCTCGGGTTTAAAAGAATTGCCACAGTGCACACATGGCTTGCTTGGCTTGATGAGCGCCCTACGGGCAGCGCAATAGCTTGCCCTCGCGCAGGCGGGCGTACAAAACTTCGCGCCCGCAATTAGGTGCGGGCGGAATGGTATTTTGCAGTGCGCGCACGGGATGGGAACCCCGCGCTCCTGCCGCGCCGCACGCGCTGCGGCATTGAGTGTTCTGTTTTGGCCCGGCAGCGCTCGGTTCTCTTTTTTGATCGGCATGGTGGGTTGAATTTGTTGCCGCAGAATCCGCTGCGGCGCCGGAGCACGCCGAAGTGTTACGCAGTTTCCTGCGCGAAGATCACACCATCCGTCGTGGGCTGGGCACCGCCGACTTCGACGTAAGGCACGCTGGTCCTGGCTTCAAAGGAGCCGTTGTGGAAGCGGCGCATATCCACCTGCGTGTCGCTGCTCACGCCCGTGATGAAGGCGAATTCGACGTTGATGTAGGTAGGCACTCCCAGCTTGGTTTCGCACTTGATCGACTGGACAGTTTGTGAGATGAAGGGTGCTGTCATTTGAAGTTTCCTATTTGATTTCAGTTGGTGCCAGTGGCCGACTGGCGGCGGTTTTTCTGAATCTCAGTGTGGAGCCGGCGCGTTGGCACCGGCTCGGGGCTGGGCTTTAGGTCGCGAACATCGGCACGCTGGTGCCGTCTTCAATTTCCGCACGCACCGCCTCGAAGGCGTGCTCCAGGCTCTTGTGCGGGCGCACCAGCTCGTACCACAGCATCAGGCCGCCAGCCGACACGCGGTAGCGCAGGTTCGCCGCGATGACGTAGGGCGCGCCGCCCCTGAACACCGGGATGGTCACCTCGAATTGCGACGGCAGGGCCAGCGATCCGGCCGGGGTCTGCTGCTCGGTGTTCTCGGCGTAGGCGAACTGCACATCGCCGTTCTCCAGGCGCCGGGCGCTGGCGAACTTCACATCCTTCTTCGCCTCGAAGGAGCGCACCGCGGCCAGCATCGCGCCGCTGGCCGGCAGCGTGATGTCCAGCAGGTTGTCCTCGATGAACTGGATGAAGTCGGCGTGCTTCATGCCGCGCTTGGCGTCGACGCTTGCCGCGTGCTGGCTGTTGCCGTGCCAGCGCATCCATTCCTCGGACAGCGGGCAGTCGTAGGTGGCGGTGAAGTCGCCCCAGCCCGGCGCACCATCGGCGCCGCTGCTGCTCGAGCCATCTGCGACGGGCGGCGCGGGCTGCACGTTCGCCGCGTGCCCGTTGAAGATCGCTTTGAAGTCCGTGCTGAATTCCTTCGCGTAGATCACCGTCTCCGGCGTCTTGTTGCGGTTCACCCAGTCGATGAACGACGCGGCCGTGGTCAGTGTGACATTGCCCTTCTTGCGGTTCGGAGCGAGCTGGAACTTTTCCAGGTCGACGTTCACCTGCTCGAGCCGCGAGCCGGCGGGCACGACGATGCCCATGAGCTTGACGGAGCCCTGCTCGCCCAGGGTGTGCGGGGTGCCCAGCGCTTGGCCGGCGTTGATGGCCGACTGGATGTTATCGACGGCAACGGTGGGGGTTGTGGTTGGAGTCATGTTTTCTTTCGGAGTTGCGGGAGGGTGGATCAGGCGACGCGCACGCCGGCCTGCTGCTGCGGTTCTTCCATGCGCACGCCTTCGCCGCGCGGCTTGTCGACCACGCGCAGGCCGTCGATTTCCATCTGGCGCGGGTCGCGGTTCGTCAGGTTGCCGTCCGGGCCCACCCACATGATGGCGGGCTCCACGTCCTTGGCCGGCAGCTTGTTCTTCACGTCGATGGTGACGTCATAGCGCCCGGCGCCCATCTTGCCCACCGGCTTGATCTTCATGGTGACGATCACCTCGGTGGCCTTGCCGCTGCGTTCGGAGGCGTCCAGGGCCTCCTTGAGCTTGTGGGTCGCCTCCTCGGCGGTGTAGCCGAAGTGGTGATCCTGCAGCGTCTGCGCGAACGTCTTAGGCCCTCGCGTCGGGGGCTTTTCTTCTGTCGCTTCGTTCATTGAGCTTCCTCGTTGTGGTTGGAATTGCCAGTGGCGACTGGCGGCGTTAAAACTTCGGCAGATTGGGCGCGGGCACGACGCGCGGCGCCGGGCGCAGCATTGGGTCTTGCATGAACCGCTCCTCCACATCTTGGCAGTGGACGGCGAGATTCCACGCCAGCGCGGTGTGGAGGTCTTCGCCCGACAAGCCTTGCGCCTCGGCCCAGCAATAGACGTTGCGCAGGATCGGGCTCGACATGGCGAGGTTGGCATAGTGGCCGCCGTCCAGCAGCGGCCGCCCGGTACGTGCCGAGCGCATCAATTCCTGCCGCATCTCGCGCGGATCGGTCAGGGCCAGGGCTTCGGAGCGGTTCATGGGTTGAACTTCTTCAAGCACTCGTCGTAGTGCTCGCCCAAGTTCATGCGCACGGCATCGTCCGGGTAGGCGGCGGCCGTGATCCAGCCAGCCAGGACGTCGAGCGTGTCCTTGTTCTTGGCCTTCTTCATTTTTTCGATCAGCGCCTCGGGTGTCGGCGGCTTGGGCGCACCGGCGTCGGCCACGGGTGACCCCGCGAGGTCGGTGGTCGGGCCCGGCGCGGGCGTCGGCGCCGGCGTGGCCGCGGGCGTGCCGCGCTTCTCCAGATCCGCGAGCGAGGTAGCCTCTCCCGCCTTTGGCGCGGGCGGCGGCATATCGAACCACTCGGCGGGCGTGCTCATGTCGTCTCGCAGGCTCACGTAGATGCGCTTCAACTGCACCATCTGCGCTGGCGTGATGGCATCGAGCCGGCGCTGGATGCGAGTCTCGATGTGCTCCTTGGTCACGCCCCAGCGGTCGAACGTCTCGAGTAGCTTCTTCTGCGCCTCGGGCGATACATCGGCATGGGTGTTGAGCGTGGTGCCGGCCTGCTTCATGGCCATCTCGATCACGTCGCCCGGGATGTTGGCCAGGATGCACTGGCGCAGGCGGCGCTGTGCCTGATTGGCGCACAACTCGTAAATGTCGCGCTCGTCCTTGAGCTTGTAGCCGCCGCCCTTGGTGTCGCGCCAGTGCGGGACCATGAACTGCAGCGCCTTGCGGTTGGTCGATTGCAGGTCGATGCAATACGCCTGCACCACGCTGTACGGGATGCCCTTGGCGTCGATGCCCCGATCCACCTCTTTCCAGCCGGTATCCAGGTTGCCCCACTCCTGCGCGATGGCCTCGGCCGCGCGAATGCTCGGCCCGGTGATGTCGGTGCCGCCGCGGGAGAACTGGTACTGGCTGACTTCGGCCAGCGTCGGGCGGGCGAATGCGTTCAGGATGCGGTCCATGCACTCGGCCTGCACGCGCGGGAACTTCTTCGCCATCATGACCATAGCGAATACTTCGGTTTCCTCGCGCTTTTCCATTGCCTGCACGGCCCCGGTGGGACGCGCAGCCACGGCGAACATGTTGGTGATTTTGTCGTCTTCCATTGCAAGTTACTCCAGGTGATAAGGGGGAACGACGATGGTTTTCAGGTCATCGCCGTGGCCGGGCCACACGTTGGTGGTGCGGCATTCGTGGTAGGTGTCCAGCGCGCGCCGCACCTTGCGCTGTGCCGATGCGCGCGCCTCGGGCGCAAGTTCCATCTGCGCCGTGACGTGCGGGTACTCGGCCTCGATCACAATGAAGATGAAGCCGAGCACCTCCATGCCGCTGGCGCGCGCGTACACGTCGCTGTAGAGCACGTCCTGGATGTCATAGCCCATGGAAACCACCTGCACGCGGCCGAAGTCTTCCTCGTCGCAGCTCTTGTAGGTCTTCACGTCCGCCAGGATCACCTGCTTGTCGTTGACCGGGTACACGTGGTCCGGGCGCACCTTGATCTTCACGCCGGTGGTCGGGTCGATGGCGCATGCGGTCACCTGCCCGAAGCCCTTGGAGAACAGCCGGGCAATGTCGGGCACGCGCATGGCGCCGGCGCGGGCGGCCTTCGCGCGCTTGAGCGCATCGGCATCGACGGCCTGGGCGCCAGCCGCGACGCACTCTTTCTTGAACGCCTTCCATTCGTTGGTGTTCTTGTTGACGTCCGGCCCGACGAGATAGCGCGTGTTGAGCGCGGCCGGCTCGGTCATCGCGCAGTCCACCATGTTGCCGAACAGGCGCGCGGCCGATTCGGTGTCGGACTCCGGCGGGCAGGCCGGGTCCAGGTACTGCCCGTAGTAGTAGGCTGGCGAGCGCAGCATGGCCATGAGCCCGCTGCGCCCAACCGCTGACCGATCTGCGTGGTACTCGTCGTTGCTGATGTTGAAGTGAATGCCGGGTTCCATCATGCGTCTCCTTCGATTTCGTTGATCAATGTCTCCACCTCGCCGGCCAGCTCATTGCCGTCCTCGGCCAGTGCCGCGCACGCGCGCACGAGCATGTCGAACATGCGCGGCGCGGCGGCCTGCATGCGCACCAGCTGCTGCGTCTCGGCCTGCTTGCGCTCCGTCTCGATGCGCCGGGCTTCGGCTTCCTCGGCCTCGCGCTGCTCGCGGGCGACGGCTTCGCGCTGGGCGGCGCCAACAGCATCCAGCACGGCGAGGTGCAGCGCCAGGGCTTCCTGCAGCCGGTCGCCGTAATACTCCTCGGTCAGCGGTTCATCGTTCAGCGCCTCGATGCGGTCAACAAAGAATTGCGCGCTGGCATCCGGCTCCCAGTTGCCATAGGCCGCGAGGTTGTTCAGGTTCACCTGGATCTGCGCGGCGACAGCTTGCTTGCGCTCCTCGGCTTCGCGGGCCACGGCCGCATCGAACACCGCGCGCAGCCGCTCGAGGGCTCCGGCCCTGGCGGCTTCGGCCTCGGCCACCCTGTCGTCGTACTGGCCGTGGTAGAGCAACGTATCTTGCAGCGTGCGAAGATATATCTCGATGTCCGCCGATGCTGCCATGTAGCTGAAAGCCGCGCCGTAGTTGGCCAGCGCGTCGATGCGCGCCTGCACCGCCTCCTTGCGCTCTTGAATCGCGCGCTCCTGCTGCTCGCGCTGCGCGTTCAGCGCTAGCTGCTGCAGCGCCATCTCGTTGCGCTGGCGCTGCAACTCGGCGGCCTGTTCGCCCAGCAGCTTCTGCTGGGCGGCCTGCTGCTCGCGAAACTGCGCTTGCCGCGTGCGCTCCTGCTCCAGCTCCATGCGTTCAGCCGCATCTATCCGTTCGGCCACCAGCATGCCATTGAGCTGGCGCAGCGCTTCGTCCTTGGCCTGCTGCGCCTGCCCTTGGTACTCCTCCCACTGTTCGTCAATGGCGATGGCTTCCACCGCCGCGATGCGGCCTTCCAGCCCGGCCACGTCCAGCCCCATGGCGTTGGTCACGTTCAGCGCGATGGCCGTCACGCCGTCCTGGTGCATCTGCTTGCGCTCGGCCTCCACGCGGTCGGATTCGTCCTTGGCGTCTTTCTTGCGCTTGTCCTCGGCGTCGAGTTGCTCCTG